ATATACTGAACCTGAATTTCAAGGCAAGGAACCTAATCCAGATCAAAAGGCGCAATTAATACTATCTGCAGTAGCAGACAATGTTGCCATGGCCAATGCTGTTCCAAAGCTGAAAGAGGTTATAAAGAACAAAGCAGACAGGCAGCTAGATTATGTAGAGGCAGCTAAAATAACAGAGGAAGAGCAACAGCAAAAAGCCAAAGAAGAGTATGAAAATTGGGTTAAATCCGATAAGGCTTCTGCCACTATAAACAAGGTTAAATCCGAATTAGTATCTAAGTACGAGCAAAAAAACAAAGAACTAGCTGCCGCGTATCAACAAGGCCAGTTATCAAAACAAGACGCAGAAGCAGCATTAAAAGGTTTGAATGAATCTTTAAACAAAGAGTTGAACGATGCTGTTAGCGGTTTATGGGAGCAAGAATTTGAGTCGGTTGTTAAACCTAAATTACAAACCTACTTTAATTCAGAAGCCGAAAGAAGGTATCAACAAGCTGTTTTAAAAGACAGGGTATTGTCCAATCGTGCCATATACACTATTAATAGCATAGCCAATTCAGATAGGTTCAAACAAATGAACTTTGACGATAAGAAAAGGATTATTGCCGCTACATGGGATTCGACAAGAGCCATGTTAGAGAAAAAGGGTTACAACAAAGATTTCATAGAAAAATACAGAGAGCAATATTTCTCCGAGTTTGTAATGGCTGCAAGTAGAACACCAAAAGGTGATGTTACAAGTTACGGAGTAAGAGATTGGGCCCAAGACGCATTAAAAGAAATAGAGGCAGAAAAAGCCGAATTAGAAAAGAATAAAGGTCCTGAAACACCTGGATTGTCTATGAATATAGGCGGTTTTGGTGCTGTTCCTGTCGTTACCAATGAAAAGTATAATGAAGATTTAGGAACTTTAAAGCAGGCAGAAGACCAAATCAGAGCCACACTAGCTAGACCTGAACTTGGTGGTGGAACCCTGTCAGAAGGTATAGGTTACGGCTTTAAATACGGCAAAAATTTGCCAATACCTTATGTTAAAACTGCATTAGAACTATCTAACAACCTAAAGCTTTACGATATAAATAAAAAGGTTAAAAACGGTGTTCCATTAACAGATGGAGAAAAATTGCTGTTACATAGTTTAGGTATGGACCAAGCCTATCAGCAAGACGCAAAACCTACTTTTGGATTTACTGCAGGAGAGATTACAACCATTAGTGTTCCTTACATGGTAGATATGGCAGCAGGAAACTTTGCTGCCGCACCTGCAAGAACAGCCGTAAAAGAGCTTATTTTAAAAGCTGGTAAAAAGTATGCTGAAAAAGCAGCTTTCAAATACGGAGTTGCTCAACCCATATCTGTAATTGTGGGAGAAATGGCAAGAACAGCCGCAGACCCAGTAAAGTGGGGTAAGTCATTTGTAGAACACATGAACCCGGAGGTCAAATTTGCCTTTGGGATGGATGTCGATGCCGATAAACAGAAAACAGCAGGAAATGATGTCGTAGGAATAGACGAGATGGTGGCTATATTGGACCGCTCTCAATACGACTTGTTGGGCCAAAAAACAGGCAAAGGAATGGACCCAGTTGAAGCTTTTGCTTATGCTTTCCTAGACAACCTTAAAGAGAACTTAAGTGAAAGAATTGGAGGAGCATTAGGTGGAGAGGTTTCGGAACAGCTTGTAAAGACATTGGCTAGAAATAACGAGTGGGCCAAGAGAATGATAATTGCCACGATGTTAAGAAAGAATGGAGGTTTAAATCCTAATTCTTTCCAAAAGACATTGAAAGAACTAAAGGATGCCACAGGTTTAAATGGTATTATAGGTGAGAACATAGAAGAGTATGCAGCAGCAGCCGCAGAAGATTTTATGTATAATAGGCAATTTGGAACCTCGTTTACTCCGGAGTTTTTTAAAGAAACTGCCGCTGTAACAGGGCTTATTCAGGTTCCTATGCAATTAGTTGGTTTATCTGCCAAATACATGGGAGAAAACAGGACTTACAAGGTTAATTACAGAAAAGGCGATGGAGAGATAGCTGAAATTGAGATTCCATTAGATATAGCTTCAAAAGTATTTTCCCCTAAAGGTAAAGTAGAGGCTTCTAATTGGCTGAACACAGAATTAGGTAAAACCAATTTGACTCCAGAGCAAAGACTTGCTGTGCTTCAAAACATGAACTCAAAAATGTATTGGGATGAGGTTAGAGCAAAATCCAAGTCAATGTTTGGAGCAAGTTACGATGCGTTGAACGATGAGAACCAAACAGCTGTTAGAGATGCCGCATATAAAGCAATTGCCCCATTTGTTAAGACAAGGGACCAAATGCTTTTGGATAAATTAAAAAGGGATGAATCAAATAAAGATAGCGTTCCTGCCGAGCCAACACAAGAAACTGAAACACCTGTTTCAGAGGGAGGTGAACCACCTGTTACACCACCTAGCACACCACCTAGCCCAAGTGATGGAGCCGGTGCAATGCCTTTGACAGCAGATGAAGAAGGCAGCGAAGGGGTTGAGGGTGATCCTGAACAAGAGTTAAACGACATTGCCGACAAAATCATAATGGGTTTGCCATTAGAACCAAATGAACTAGAAATAGTAAAGTCAAATTCTGTTTGGTTTGAGGACAAGCTTAAGGATATGGAGGTTGAAATTCCTGAACCCGAAGCCCAAAAACAAGAACTAACAGGTTTGGGCCAAGAAAATGATGAAGCTTATCAAAAAGCAATGTCAGGTTTTAGGGATAAGTTTTTAGAGGAAAGAGGATTAACCCTAGACGAATTTAACGCATTGCCACCTGATGAAAAGAAGATGGTTGAAGATGCTTACGAGATTTACCTACAAGAGGTCCAAGAAGCAGAGGAAGAGGCATGGGATGAAGAAAGAAAGGCCAAACAGGGTAAACCAAAAAAGAAACCTAGATTTGAAGCCCAAAACGAAACAGACTTTTTAGCACAAGAACTAGAGGGTTCAAGATTTAAAATGGAAAGCATTAAAAGCCTTTCCGATAGAAATCTTTTTGAAACAGGCAAAAAAAGAGGAAATCCTTATGCTTTAAATTGGTTTACTAGCAGGCCAGGTGCCCAATCCTTAGACGAATTTGTAAGCTTCATGATAGATGATGAACAATCAGTATTTTACGGAAAAGACGAAAAAGATGTTATTAAGAAAATTACCGATTTCATTATTGAAAATCCTGGAGGTGCAACTTCATATATCAATGAAAGGATAAAGCAAATTGAATTACAAAACAATATTGACAGACAGAGTCTTGAAAACCCTGATTTACTAAATCAAATAGACGAATTTGTTTCAGAGTTTAGTGACGAAGAGGTGGAGGAGATGTTGTTATGGATGGAACAAGAAGGCAATTTAGAAGAGGTTGAAAAAATGGTTGATGAATGGCTTAAAGGAGAATACCTAAGTCAATTCGGAGGTTTTGTTCATTATTTCACAGATAAATTCAATCCTTCAAAAGAAGGAACCTCAATAAAAGAACCTGCATTAGCTAAAAAAATCAAACAATTAATAGATGAAAACAGAAAAAAACAGCAAGGAGTTGACTCCAAGGGAGAAACTGGCGATAAAGTTGAAAAAGATGGTGATGGAAAAGGCGAAGAAGAAAAGCAAGAAGTAAACGAAGCTATTAATAGTAAAATATTTGTATTTGGTTTATTTGATGGTTTTGCGGTAAGTAATAGAACAAAAGAAAGGACAAACAAAGATTCTGCTCAATATAAAGAAGTGTTTGACCCAAGAACTACAGATGGGCAAAACAATACCAAGTCTTTCATTAAAATCATAGAAAGAAATGGTAAAAAATATAGAGTTGTTGGATTAAGAATGAGTAATCCTCAAACAATTATAAATGGTCAGCCTGATAGGTCTGGAATGAGTTATGCAGGTATTATTGATGATGGAAATCTTCCAAACAATATTGATGATTTATTAATTAAAAAAGCTATCCAAGAAGGCAAAGACTTATACGAGAATACAGTTAAGTTAAAAGATTCTGATTTTATAATGCCATCAGAATACAAGTCAAAAACAACTCCAGAATCAAAAGAGTATAGATACGAATTAAGAAACAGGCCATTCACAATTGGTTCATACCCTAAAGAAGATACTTTTTTAAGATTTGAACAAACCGATGGTTCTAGGTTCGGATATGTGGTTTACAGCGAAAAGCTTCCTGCAGAAAAATGGCAGTCATTTGAATTAGCACCTGAAACAGAAATACTAGAAGCTACAAAAGGAAAGGTTTTTGAAAGCGAATATTACAATAGGATTATAGCAACTCCAAGAGAGGGCAACACCAATTTCGTTAGCGTAGAAATGTCAGAACCTAAAGATGGTTCAGAGCATACTGAAACCATAACATTGTCAGCAAAAGAATTTTTCAAAAACATAGAAGACAAGTTTTTTGTAGAAAAAACAGCGCCTTCCGCTAAGAAATCAACTCCAAAACCAAAGAAAAAATCAGGTCCAAGTATCGACAACTTAAACCTAGATGATTTCAATATGGATGATTTGGATATGTTAGGAGAGGCAGATTTATTTGGATCTGGACCTGAATCCGGAAAGTCGGACATAAGAAAGGATTATGAAAAAACTCTTGCTGCTGCTAAAAAGGAATTAAAGGAAGCCTCAAAAGATTTAGACGATACAAAATCTAGGGCTAGAAAAGAGGGAGTAGAAGGAAATACCTTAGACCAAATATTAAGGCCAAAACGTGCTAGATACGAAATGGCTTTAAAGCAATTGGATATTATAAGGAACCAAGAAAAGAATGTAAGAATTGGAGAGGAGTCGCAACAAAAGCTATTTGAAGGCAGCGTTAGCGATTTCTTAAAGAAAGAATTAACTCCGGAGCAAATGGCTGCCGGAAAAAGATTTATAAATCAGTTTTTTGAAAAAGGCATTTATGATTTTCCAAGGATAGCAGAGGTTGTAAGAGCCAAAGCTGGTGACACAGTTTTGTACGATAAATTGCCTGCCTTGGTTAAAGTTTACAGCGCTGAAATGATTAGTGTCGATGATGATATTGCCGACAAAATGAGCAATAGAGCGCAGGTAAGGTCTTATGTAGAGAATTTTATCACAGAATTAAATACCGAACAAGATGATACAGCAGATAATGAAGAGGGTGGCACAGACGACCCCACTAAAGACCAAGGAGGTTCAGGACCTAGTGGAAACCAACAAGGCAATCAGCCTAACAACAATTCAGGATCCGGTACTCCAGGAAGCGGTTCAGGAGGTACTGGCGCTTCTTCTGGAGCAGGAGGCGGTTCAGGAACACCTAGCGGTAAATCCGGAGGACAGGGAAATAATTCCGGTGGTGGAAACAGTGGAACAGGCAATGGAAATACTCCTACTGGACAATCCGGGAATGACGGAAGAGGAGCAGGAAAAGGCAAGGAAAGCGATGGAAACACGCCTTCGCCAAAACTAACATTTGACGAGAAAAAGGCGCTTCAATTAGCTGCCGAACCTGTGCCTGTTATTGTTTCCGATAAAGAGAACATAAACTTTACGGTTCCATTTGCCTTAGACTCTCAAAAGGAAGATGTTTTTAGGGCAGAAAACGCATTGTTTACACAAGGCAAAAAAGGTATTTTATTTACCAATGGAACTGGTACAGGAAAAACCTCAACTGCCTTGGCTATTGTAAAAAGGTTTATCAAAGAAGGCAGGCAGGATGGGTTTCAGGTTTATGTAAATAACAAGCCGGTAAGAAGGTTTCAATCCGAAAAAGAAGCCAATGATTTTGCCGACACCTTAAAATCGGAAGATAAAAAGGTAGAGGTTAGAGAGGATTTCGGAAAAGAAAGAAGGGTTTTAGTTTTAACTCCAAAGCAATCTATTAATAATAAGTTTGTAAATGAGGCATCATGGTTTAATATGGATGCCTATAACCTACAAGACACAAAAGATGTAGGGGATGGTTATAATTTAGTGGTTACTACTCATGCCAATTTCAGGGATAATGAAAATGTTCAGAATCAGGATTGGGATATGATTGTTGTCGATGAATCAGACCAAATCATGAGTAGCCAAGAAGGCAAAAGTACCAATGCCGTAAACGCATTAAGGATAGCTGCCAAACATTATAGCACAACAAGAAAAATCGCGGAATCAAGAATAGGTAGCCCTGAATTACAAAGACTAAATGAAGAAATACAGTCTTTGGAACAGGAAATGGAAACTGGCAGAAATGAAGATATTGTTTCTTTCCTTAGAACTGTCGCACAAAAAAGAGCAAGACTAAACGAGTTGGTTGAACTAAGAAATGCTGAAAGAAAGGCTTATGAAAAGTTAATAGAAGCCGAATCTGAAAGGATGCAGGGCATGACAAAGGTTGTTTTCATGTCAGCTACTCCATTTGCTTCTAGCCCTGCCTTAGATTATGCAGAAGGGTTTTTATTTGATTATCCTAAAGACAAGAATGGGCAGAGAAGTCAAACCCAATTCATGGCCCAAAACTTTGCCTGGAGAGTAAATGATTACGGAAAAGTAAAGGATAAGTCGGGAGGCAGAGGAGTTGACCAAGGCTTCTTGGAAAGAGAGTTTCATGAGAAACTGAAAGCAGAAGGCGTTCTATTCACTAGAATGTTAGATTCTGAATATGATTATAGCAGAACCTTTATATTGTTTTTGGACCCGGAAGGAGAGCAAGGGATAGGCAGAATGATTGATAAGGGTATTCAAGTATTGGAAAGCGATGAATTTAAGCTAAGGGATTTAGTGCTTAAAAAGTTCAATTTCTTATACACCATGAGATTGCTTGAAGCCTACAAGGCAAAAATGTCAATACCTTTAATTGAAAAGCTATTAAGCCAAAACAAGAAAATTGTAATATTCCATAACTACAATGAAGGTGCACCAAGCCATCCATTTCATTTTACTGCAGAAGAAATTGCCAAAGCAGCTGGTTCACATGAAGGCGCAATGGCAAGGATTCAACAGATTCAAACCAAGATAAAGGAGTTTAATCAAAAGTATCCAGAGTTTTATAATTTGGATATGACAGGATTGGTAAACCCTATTGCCACCATCACTAGCAATTTCCCTTCTCAATCATTGGTATTTAACGGAAGCGTAAGCAAGTCGAAAAGGTTATCAATTATAAATGAGTTTAACGAAAGCGCTAATAAAAACATCATTATAGTTCAAAAGGAAGCGGGTAAAGCCGGTATTGACTTACATGACCAATTAGGAAACGCTCAAAGGGTTGAGATAAACCTAGGTATTCCTATTATGAGTAACGATGCTATTCAGCCGGAGGGTAGAATTTTCAGGGTTGGAAACAGGAGTAATGCTGTATTTTTGTATCCTGCAATACACACTAATTTTGAAAGGTTTATTTGGTCAGACAAGTCAGCGCCTAGATCTGGAACCACAGAAAATTTCGCACTAGGAAATGATGCTAGAGGAATGGAGGAAACTCTTAGAACAGGATACCTAGAAGCTATTCCAGTAGAAGAGTTTTATTCAAAACTAGATTCGGGAGATTATGGTGTAGGAGGCAAAACCTATGACAAGCAATTAAATCAGCTAAGTGCCTACCAAAAAGCTATTCAACACTATCATTTAAGACAAAAAAGGTCAAGAAACAGAGAACCGGAAGGGGTTGACTACTATCCTACTCCAGAGCCATTAGGTTTTAAAATTGTTGAGTGGGCAGATATTAAGCCAGGACAAGAGGTTTTAGAGCCAAGTGCTGGTTCAGGAAGTATAGCTAGATATGTGCCTGAATTAACTGGTTTAGATATCATAGAGCCAAGTGCAGATTTACGTTCACAAGCTGCCATGCTTTCTCATAAAAACTCAAATCACTTTGGCGATAGGTTTGAAGACCTAGCATTAGTTAATAAGTACGATAGGATTGTAATGAACCCACCATTTGGCCATGCCGGAAAAACAGCAATGGATCACTTGGCAAAAGCATTTCAGCACCTAAGAGATGGTGGAAGGGTTGTGGCTTTGGTTCCACAAGGCAAGATGGATGAAAGGTTAAACAACTTTTTGTATGGAGAAAACGCACCTGAAAACGCTGTTTTAAGGGCTGTAATAAAATTGCCTCCTGTAACATTTGAAAAGGCAGGAACCAATGTAAACACTCAAATAGTTATCATAGACAAGATAAGCGATGAAGATTTAAGAAATAAGGTGGCAGCAATGGGAGGAAGCACGCTAGGCGCTCCCAACACTATGCTAAAAGATTTGGTTACTATAAAAGAATTGTTCGATGAAATAGAGGACATGGGTGTTCCACCAACAATTGATATGGAGCCAAAACAGGGTTCATCACCTAGTCAGGGCCAAAACAAAAATCAGTTTGAACTTATTAAAAACTACCATGCCAAGGAGAAGAGAGATAACTGGGTGGTTAAAATGAATGTTAGAATAGATGATTTTGCCCCTGCCAATGCTAAAGCCAAAGAATTGGGAGGAAATTACTCTTCATACAAAGCGCAAGGCGCAATACCTGGTTTCCAATTCAAGACAGAGGCATCAGCAAAAGAATTTTTGGAATGGATTAGTGGAGGCCCAAAGCTGCAGAAAGAAACAGTTGACTTTCCATTAACAGAGTCAGAGGTTGAGTTCAGAGATAATTTAACCAAGGCTTTAACAGATAGTTTTGAGGGTGTAGTTGACGAAGTGGTTGTTGAGCCTAGTTTTAGGTGGATGATTGCAGGCGATTACTTGGCCCAAGTAGAAGTTTATCATGGTTCACCTTTTAAATTTAACAAATTTGAATTATCTAAGATAGGTACAGGCGAAGGCGCACAAGCGTTTGGATGGGGATTATATTTTACTGATTTAGAAAGCATAGCTAAAGATTATGCTAGAAAAATACAAATTCAAGGAGTTCTAAATAAGAATATACCAGTATTTGCTGATGTGGCCATAAAAGAAGAAATGAGCCTTGACAAAGATGTGTTAATAAAAAATTTAACAAGTAAAATTAATGATGGCATCCACAATTCAGTTACTGTGCAAAAAGCTATTGATTTTTTAGTTGCGTCAACTCAAAGTGACCTTAACAAGCTTTTAGTTGGTAATAAAAATAGAAATCTATACAAGGTATCATTACACAAAGGCAAAACCCCAAGCGAATACACTTGGTTGGAATGGGATAAAGAAGTGAGCCTTACTGATGTAATTAAAATAAATAAAGCTATTGAAGAAAAAGGGTTTGATGGTAGAGTTTCAACTGCAATAAAAGGCAAAGAGCTGTATAGTGAGTTGGTGAAGATTTTCGGAGACGAATATAAAGTAGAGTGGGGAAAGCAAGCATCATTATTTCTTTTAGAAAACGGCATTGATGGCATTAAATACCCTGCTGAAAGCATAGCAAGAGGAGCAACAAGTGGCAACGCAAGAGGATTCAATTATGTAGTATTTAACGAAAACGCTATAAGCATAGAGGATATAATTTCGTTTGAAAAAGTTAGCACAGGCGAAGTCTTAGGTGCTTTTTATAAGGACAGGGTTTATATCGACCCAAGACTAGCAAGACCTGAAACGCCAATACATGAGTTTGGCCATGCCTTTACTAAATTGCTTTCAGAACACAGACCCGATGTTTTAAGAAGAGGTTTGGAATTGGTTGTGGGTAGCAAGTATTTAGAAGAGGTGGAGAACAATCCTGCCTATGCTAAATTAACGTACAAACAGAAGCAAGAAGAAGCCCTAGTAAGAGCCATTGCAGACAAAGGAGTGGTAATGGCTGCCAATGAAAAGAAAGGCTTTACGGAGTGGCTAAAAGAGTTTTGGCAAGCAATTAAAGATATAGTTGGCCTAGACAAGGTTACTGCCAAACAATTGTCTGAAATGGATTTAGATGCCTTTACACAAGCCGCTGTTAAAACCATGTTTGACAAAGCCGCTATTCAAGACATTGCCAAGGATAAAACTGCCAAAACAATTGTTGTTGACTGGTACAGCAGACTAAATTCAGCTATTGAACAAAAAGGCAACACCATGACCGGAGCGCAATGGAAGGATTGGATTGAGGCAAGAGCAAACGAAGGGTTATTGGACAGAGAAGAGGTTTATTGGACCGGCTTCGAGGATTACATTGAAGAGAACAAGTACAATAAAATCACTAAGGATGCTGCATTAAAGTTTTTGAAAGAAAACAAGGTTGAGATTGCTGAAAAGATACTGTCAACAGAAAAGAAAAGCAGTTTAGATGGAGCCACAATAGCCGAAGCTAGACTGTTTTTAAGTGAAAATAACTTAAGCAGAGGTGAAGACTCTTCTTATTATGTTTTTGGTTCAGGATGGGATGCTACAGAAGAAGACGTGGTTTATATTGAAGATGTTAGAGATGCTGTAACAAAATATAATCAAAACCCTAACGAAGACTCCTTAAAGGTTTTAGAACAAGAACTTATAACCTCAAATTTAATTCAAAATCCAGATGCGTTTGCAACCGCTATGGATATGCTTGATTATGCCAATAAGTTTCTTAATTCAGTAGATACAATTAAAGAAGCTGTTCAAGACGAAATAAGGGAATCATATTTTGAAGAGTACGAAAACCAAATAAACTCAACTAGATTACAATACACCTCACCTGATTTATCTAATAAAAAAGAAATTGTTATATACGCAAGCGGAAGAGAATTTTCAAGTAATGCAAAATATTCTAAAGAGGTTGAATTATATAATCTAAATGATGATATACATTTTGGAACAGTAACAACTGGCAGAGCCTTGGTGTGGCTAAGGTTTGGAGATTCCGTTACAGAGGATGGCAGAAAAGTAATGGTTATTGACGAAATACAAAGCCAAAGGCATGAAGCTGGAAGAGATTATGGCTATAAAGGTCAATTCTTTGTCACTAAAATGAATGGAGATAAGATAAAAGGAGCTCCTATTTTCTATTCATCAGAAGAGGCCGAGGATTGGGCGATTAACAACCCTGAATTTACAGACCAATCATACAGAATTAAAGAAGGCAAAACTCCAATTGCCCCATTCAAAAAAACTTATACAGACCTTGCCGCTAAGAGAGCATTAAAATACGCGGTTGAAAACGGATATGATGCTGTGGCATGGAATACTGGGGAGCAGGTTTCTCAAAGATTTAGAATATCCAATGTTGTTGATACTATTCAGTATAACTACTTTAAGACCTACGACAATTATTTTATAACAGGTACTTACAATAACAAAGAAGTTTTTTTTGAAACAAATGTTTCTTTTGATAGGGTTAAAGATTTATTAGGTTCTGAAATAGCCAATAAAATAAAAAATGGAGAAGGCAGAGAGTATAGCACAGGTTTAAAAGAAATAAAGGTTGACGAGCATACTATTGGTTCTGAACCTATGAAAAAGTATTACGGTTCAGTAAAAGAAGGTGAAATAGGCGATGTAGGCAAGGCGTTTGAGAAGGTTGCTAGAAAGTACGACAAAAACGTAAGGGTTTCTCCAATAGATGTTGACATGGATTACGCAAAAGGATACACCTCCGGAATGTCTATTCCAATAACCGATAATCTTTACAATGCACTTTCTGATAGGGGATTGCCTTTAATGCAGGTTGAAAACATTAATCATACCTCAATTTCTAATTTAGTCAAAACAAAAGATTACGAAAAAGCTAAATCAGGTGATATTATTTCAGCTTACGAGATTGTAAATAAGATAGTAAAGAGTGAAAGATTGTCTAGCATATCTAATTACCCTAACGCTAAGTTAATTCCTGTAATATCAAATGAAAGGACAGGTAGAAATATGCTGCCTTTGGCTTATGCTCAAAAAATACATGAAATATACGGAAATGAGATAGAAACAGATATTGTTCAATCAAATAGGTCTTATCATACAGGCGCTTCCCCAGCTGCAAGACTTTTAAGACCTGTATATTTCGATGGTAAAATAAATCCAGGTCAAGAATACATTCTTATTGATGATGTAAGCACTAGCGGAGCAACTTTGAAGGCTTTAGAAATTTTTGTAGAGGAAAACGGAGGAAAGGTTGTTTTGTCAACAAATTTGGCGCAAGGCAGGTTTGGTCCAAACCAAATTATTTCAAAAGATTTATTAAATAAGTTGAATGATAAGTTTGGTAAAGAAAAATTAAATACATTTGTCCAAGATTATGGAATCGCAAGAAACACAGAAGAACTTACTAAAGGACAAGCAGCAAGAATTTATAAATTCAAGTCGCTTAACTCAATCAGAGATAAATTCTTTGAGGCAGAACGCCAAAGAATCTTTAATGAAGTTGAGAGCCCACAATATGAAGTTTCAAAAACAAAACTAGAAGCCGCCATAGACGATTTAAAATCGGAATGGGATAAAAACAAGAGTTTAGGCATTAGGCCAAATCAAAACGACCCTACCGGCTTAGTTATGGCAGGTAAGTTCATAAAAGTAGTTGCCTTATATGTAAAACAAGGCATTACTAATTTCAAAGATTTAGCGGTAAGGTTAGGACAGGGTTCAGAGGAATGGATTAGATACGCCTACGAAAGGGTTAAGACAAAGTACAAAGCCGTTACGACAGATAGCCTGGCATTAGCTGTTTTTGGACAAGGCGCAAGTAAAGGTTTTGTTGATGCCGTTAGCGCTGCCAAGTTAATGCCTGCAAAAACGCTAAGAGAGTTTTTACAGAATATGGATGCGTTGGCAGCGGCAACCGACAATGAAGAGCAGAAACAAATATTTGCCTCGTTAAAGTCAATGGCTTACCAAGACCTAAAAACTGCCCAACAATTCATATCGGAGGTAGGAAATGCTAAACCAAATGTTCAAATCGCCGTAAATAGAAATGGTGTTCCTCAATACATTTACAATGATAGAGGAATGGGTCCTTTGACAGCTGATTATTTTAGTTTGTCTGGCAGAGTTAAAAAGGCTTTAAATGATATTGGAGTTCCTGTAAGAGAGAAAAAGGTTCCTAGAGCATTGGGAGCGTATTTTATTAGGCAGAAATATATTGGCACCAGATCGTTGATGGAGATATTTACTGCCATACATGAGGGCATGCACTTTATCGACCAAACAAATGGTATGGCCAAAAACATTATTGATTCAGGGGATAAGGATTTAATAAATGAACTAAAACAGATTTACCAAGAATTTTATCCTAATGCCAAGCCAACACACCCAACAAGCTTACAAGTAATAGAAGGTCTAGCGGTGTTTATGAATGAGTATTTAGCGGACCCTATTAAGATTTCGCAAGACTATTCAGAGATATTCAATAAAGTATTTGTTAGTGGTTCAACATACAATCATCCATTGGTGAACAAGCTGTATGATGCCATGGCTAACATAATGGATGGTGTAAAACAGTTGTCACCAATATTCAGTACAGGATTAAGGATGGCAGATGCGCAACAAGAGGTTAAAAAAGGTTTTGGCGCTGAAAGTTCATGGAAAAACGTAAACGTGTCTGATGTAGGATTTAAAATGTATATGGCATTGCAATTCGACACCGGCAGCGCATTTAGGACATTGGATGAATTAGCTGATACCGCATTGAGTGATGAAAGCCTAGAGATTGCTTATTTTACCAATATGCAGAGCGGACCTATTGCCCAGGCATGGTTAAATGGAAAGCAAATGATGGCCATTATTCAAAAAAATGGAACCTACAAATATGAAAAACTTAGTGTTAATAGTATTTTGGATGAATTAGGTAGGATCGCAAAAAAGAATGATAGGGATATAGAGTTTGTTAGAGATGTATTTAATCAATACCTAATCAACAGGAGGGCAAAAGGGGATTATAATAGAATGGTTGATGCTAAGAACGATTACGATATGTATATGGCAAACTTTCCGGACCCTGATGCAATGACTCCTGTTCAAGCCCAAATAGCTAAAAGGCTTCTTGATAAATTTGTTGAGTACAGAACCATAGTAAACAACGATAATTTTGATATTAGGCAGGTAAATGCAGGCATAGCTGCCTTTGAGAAAGAGTTTAAAGATGCTACTGCCATTTTTGATAAGATAAATGAGCATTTGTTAGAGGTCGCTAGGAATACCGGCTTAATAAGTGAAGAGTCTTATAAGGAATGGTCTAAAAATAAAGACTATGCTTCCTTCCAAAGATATATCCATGACGATTTAATGACAGGGGGAGGAAACTCACAAGGAGGAAACCTAACACAGTTTAAAAAGAGAACTGGTAGTTCAGGAAAGTCTTTCATTGGTCCGTTAGAGGCAATGATTTTACATATTCCTAAAACCATCATGAAGGGTTACAACAATATGTTTTGGATGAAATTTGCCCAATTCGTTAACGAGCATGGTGAGGACATGGGCATAAGTAAAAGACAGCTAAACCAAGATTTTATTAGAGTACCTAAGACCGCTGTTATGATTGGTGGCGTTCCTACATTTGGCCACTTAGAGAACAGAGGGTATGTTAGTTTTTACATAAATGGAAGCAAGCAGTATTACGAGGCAGCGGATTGGATTAAGGCTTTAGCCACAACATTAAGCCCGGAAGACATGAATGGTGCATGGGAAAAGATATTGTTTGCAGGTGCTAATGTGTTTGGATTAATGACCACAGCCGCCAACCCGACATTTGCGTTAAGAAACTTTACCATTGACCAAATATCTGCCTTTATAAACTCAACTACAGGAAAAAGAGATTTCATTGGTGCCGGAGATGCTATACAAGTATTCACGCAATGGAGAACTGTTTTAAACGAGTTGGGAATGAAGATAGACACCCCGCAAGGTGAAGAGTTGCTTAAAAAGTATTTAGCACTAGCAGGGGATAGATTCAATGCTTCTAAGGCGTTTAATTTTGACAGAACAGAAACCGTAGGTGAAATAATTAACAGAGTTTCTCCTAAGAAAACAATTGGAACCAAGGCTAAACAAGTTTTTGATACCGCCATTGATGTTTTGGCCGCTCCTGTTAATGCCACAGAGATTATGACTAGGTTTGCTGAATTTAAAAGAGCAATAGACTTAGGTTATGACGATAGTACAGCATTATTTATGGCAGCCAATGTTTCTGCCCCTTTTTACAGAAGAGGTTTAATGTTTGGTAGAGCTGGAAGGGTAGCTTATAGGTCACACGTTTATTGGAACGCATCATTGCAGGCGCTACTAAAAAACATAGAGTCGATAAAGAAAAATCCAAAACGAGGAGGAGGATTAGCTGCCACATTAGCATTTATAAGTGCGTATAGTATTATGCAGGTGTTTAATGGAGGAGGAGATGATGATGATATTGCTGCAATGGCCAATAAACCATCAGAAGAGTTTGCCAAGTATGTATTTATATGGGGTGGACCTGAATTGAAATGGATTAGGGTAAGGGTTCCTGAATCTATTACAGCGATCACAGGTATTTCTCAAATGGCTGCCTTTTCTTATGCTTATGAGAAAAACAAAAAAGCACCATTCAAATACACTCCAAGCCAATATTTTTCACCAATAAGAGAGGGTTTGCCAGGAGGAGTTAAACAAGCGGAAGGTATTTTGGAAGGTATTTTGACTGGAGATAGCGATATGGCAGGAGCAAATGCTTTGCAAATGATTCCAACAGCTGTTTCTCCAACAATTAATACTTTATTAAGTGTTAAATCTTACCCTACATTAATGCCTATTGTAACAGGAGAGTACGCTAATATGGAGAGTCAATACCAACAAAACAAGAACACAAGCGAGTTTGCTAAGTGGATGGGAGAAAAGTTTGGTGTAAGCCCTATGAAGACAGACTATTTCTTAAAAGCGCAGTTTGGTGCAAACGCTAGATTTGCATTAGAACTAAATAGCGATAGCGAAAGAAAGCTACTTGAAAATCCATATCGTTTTGCCACTAAAAATACATGGCAAAGAGGTAGAGAATACGCTTTGTTTTGGAAGCAATTAGAAGCCGTTACAAAACACAAAAACAGCTTTAATCCTATGCTAGAGTCAAAAGGCGTTAACATGCTAGAAATAGAAAAGATGTTCAATGACGACCACATAACTCCTGCAGATTATGTAAAGCCTGAAAACATGAAAAAGTTTAAGAAAGAGTTTCCAGTAGAGGCAAAGCAATTCGAGGATTCTTATAAGCAATTCAGGTTTGGCGAAAACCTTAAGGAATTATCTTACATAGTTGATGATTTAAGCGAAAAAGAGTCAATAACACCAGAGCAGAAATTACAATGGTTTGAATTGTTGTACGCATTTAACAGAAACCTTCCTATGCAGTACGTTCAGGCCAAAGATTTCTTAGATAAGTTAATGACCAATAAAGCTTTAATTCCTGCCCAAAAAGATAAAATCAAATCTATTTATGGAAAATTACCTAAAAAAATGTAGTTTTGATTTCTGTTTAACCAATTAATATTTTAAAAAGATGCCAAAATCAGTAGTTTCAATCCTTGTCTATCAAATTGATGGTAGCAAGTTAGTTACCCCTCAAACCCAAGGTTTGCCTGTGGAGGAAATTACTCGCAGAGGTGTATTCCCAACACGTCAAGGTAGCACCTGGGCAAGAGTAGAGGACACCGTTGATGAAAGTATTTATCGCTTCATTAGCGCGGGTATTCAAGTTAAAAACGGTCGTAGAGGTTACAAGACCTATTACACCAACAAAAGCGTTGCCGATATCATTGCCGACATTAACGCCTAGTAGTTTTTAGCTAATTTAAAAATCCAGCTCCAAAAAAGAGTTGGATTTTTTTTTGCTTAAAAATCAGGGTTTTAAATAAATTATAATTGACTTATAATTGACCTATGATTGACTTATAATTGATTTTTTGTATTGTTGTATTCCAAATCACCTCAAAGCCAAATGTGAGGCAGCCCTAGCGCTGGGGTAGTATTCTTGGTTCAAGTCCAAGTGAGGTGACAAAATCCTGCCTTAACAGCGAAGCTTGTAAAAACATAGCTGACTGAACAAAGGGTGGTTGACAAGAACGGAAACGATAGCCTCAAAAACTATTAGACGTACGGCCGTTGTCCGAGGCATATATCGGACGTAGGGGGAGGTAGATGTGGAATGGTGGTAGTAAGGTTGGTAACGACAACTAAAACATCGTGCAGGTTCGAATCCTGTCCTCCCCACAATATGATTGATTTAAAACAAATAGTTGTCGTCATTGCTGACACAAAGAATTATAGCGATTGCGTATATGCAATCAATCAAACCCTAAAACACATTCGACCTCAAAAGGTGGTTTGGTTTACGGACCTTAGTATTAGTGTTACCAACACAATTACCTACAAAATAGACAAAATTGTAGATGCTAATGATTACAGCAGGTTTATTATTAACAAGATGCCGCACCTGTTAAACAGCTTGAACTTGGATTATAGTCATGTATTGGTGATTCAGCATGATGGATTTGTAATTAATGGCAGCGAATGGTCCAACGAATTTTTAGAATACGATTACATTGGAGCGCCATGGCTTTACATTGATGGTAGAAACGTAGGTAATGGAGGTTTTAGTTTAAGGAGTAAAAAGCTACTTGAATTAACAGAGGATAAGCCTGTTTTAGGTCCGGAGGATGAATGTATTGGCAGGTTATGGAGAGGCAGCTTAGAAATTAGCGGGTGTAAATTTGCCCCAGAGCATATTGCCAGTAAATTTTCCTATGAACTTAATCCTCCTAAAGGTAAAACATTTGGCTTTCATGGCACATTTCACAAAATAGCAAGCAAGAATGTTTTGGTTAAGAGAATGGGAGCGCTTGGAGATGTAATTCAAGTGGAGCCAGTATTAAGGTATTTTAGCGAAAAAGGTTATACCGTTTATTTAGAAACCACACCAGGGCTAGAACAAGTTTTTACTTTTCAACCCTATACGGTTAGATTACATACAAGTCAAATAGATTATGATTTAGTTGTGGATTTGGATATGTCATACGAAATGATGCCAACCCTAAATCATATCGAGGCTTATTTTGCAGCATTTGGAGAAAGGCCAAAAGCTAACCCACCAAGAATAGAGTTGAATGACACTAATAGAATATTTGATTTTCCTTATGCCGTAATGCACATTGATAGAAGAGAGCAGAATTACAGAAACCCAGTAGATAATTTTGCTAAAATATGCAAGGAGATAGTTGATTCAGGAACCAATGTTATATTGATTGGCAATGGCGAAAAGTTGGATAAGGATGTTTATAATGTTGAAGGCGTTATTCCTGTCATTAATCTTTCGATTACAACTATTATGTCAATTATATGGCATAGCGAATTTTTCATAGGAATAGATTCCGGTCCTTCTCATTTAGCTGTGGCTATGAAAAAGAAGTCTGTAATTTATTTTGGAAGCGTTAAGCCTGAATTGATTCATTTAGACCTATCAGATATTGATATTAGGCAAGGCAAATGCGAGTATCATGGGTGTTGGCATATAGAAGGAGGAACCCAAGGCCAACCATGTATTTTAGGATTACAAATACCTTTATGTTGTTGGCACGATGAAAAATAAATTAGGAGGAGTATTGTTCATAAGAGATGGTGTTAAACTAGATTACCCATTTCAGCAAGCCATTGAGTGCTTGAAACAGGTTTGCGACCATGTTTGCGTGGTTTGTATCAAAACCGAGGACCAAACATTTGATATTATTAATTCTATTCAAAACATAGATAGAATATTTTGCACCGATTACGAATGGAATAGTTTTAAAAGAATTGGCAAACTAAGACTTAGCTATTACACCAATTTAGGCATAGACCATTTAGTAAAAATGAGAAATTGCGATTGGGTTTTTAGCTTGCAAGCAGATGAAATTTTGCATGAAGACAGCTACGATGTTTTAAGGGGAATAGTTGATTCTGATTCCAAGTATAACGAATACCAGTTCACTAGGTTTAATTTATGGGGTTCGCCATACCAATATTTAGATCATCCAAAAAATGGACAGCCTTGTAGTACAATAGTAACTAGGTTGGTTAAATCAGATAAAATTTATGGTGCGCATGGAGATGCCGAAAGCATAGGTTCATTAAAGCCAATAACAAATACTGCCAGTATTCCTCACCTTAGAATATACCACATGGGATTTGTTCGTGACCCATACATTCACCCAACTAAAATCAAAACCATGCAGGAAGACGTGTTCGTCATGGATAGCGATAAAAAGCTAAAGGGCATGGATAAGTTTAATCCTTGGGCATGGCATGACGTATTTGATACTACACCTATTCACGAAGATTTACCTAAATTAATACAGAAATGGGCACACCTAAGAAATTATTAAGAGTTAAGCATTGCGGTAGGCTAGGAGATGTGGTTTACAGCGTAATGGTGCTAAAAGCATATTCAGAGGTTCACGACTTTGATTTAGAGTATTGTTTATGGGATAATTCAGCTCTAAAAAACCTGAAAGACGAAGGGCATTTGTATCCTGGAGGAATTAACGATGATGCCATATCATTTATAAAGGATTGGTTGGAAGGTTTGGATATCAAAGTTTCAAAATATAATGGACAAGTATGTTTGGATTTAGATTATGTAAAAGAATTGGGCCAGTCAATAGCAATACCATATTCAGATATCAGAAAGTGGTATGTTTTTGCTTATCCGGAACTAAATACAGGAAAACTCTTTTTTAACACAGATTACTCACTAATAAAAGAAAATTTTGTTTTGGTTAACAGAACCACGAGATGGCAAAACCCATACATTGATTATTCGTATCTGAATAAAATTGACAGCAACATAGTTTTTATTGGCACAGACGAAGAGTTTAATATTTTTAAACAAGATGTTCCTGCCGCTATAAAAAACGATGTCAAAAGCCTTAAAGAAGCAGAGGAGTTAATTAAAAGCTGCCAATTATACATAGGAAACCAAAGCTTGTTTTATGCAATAGCAGAGTTTAATCAGGTTCCTAGGATGCTAGAGGTTTGCACCTATGCTCCTAATGTAGTTAGTCAAGGCAAGAACCATTATGATTTTGTTTCTAACAACGGATTTAAAGTTTTAATAGATAATTTATTGTAATGCCTATATCAGATAAAAAATTCACTTACAGGGTTGGTTTTAAGCCGCCATACAGCCATTTAGCTTACGATGGTGAAGACTTTTATTTGTTGCCAAGACAAGTTGGTAAGAAGTTCATGGGATTAAAAAAAGCTAGTGTTACAAATAAAAATGGCATTAGAAAGGTTTTATACAATGGAGTAAGAGTTTCTATTGCAAAGCTGGTGACAGAATACAAAGTAGAGCATAAAAACGAAAAGGAGGTATTGTTATGACCACTTTTGAAAGCCTAGGCATAGAAACCAAAGGCAAGACCGGAAGGTTTTATACTACTTGCCCAAAATGCAGCAAGGACAGAAAGAAAAGTAAGGTTCCATGCCTAACCGTTAATTCGGAGCCGAACAATAATTGGTTCAAATGTCAGCATTGTAATTTTTCTGGAAACCTAGAATCCTACGAGAAGTATGAAACCGTAAGAATAAAGTCAAGATTTCCTGCAGAAACTCCTCAAATCTATGGTGTGGATACGGTTAATATGCTGCTTTCTCCCAAGAAGATTTCAGTTAACACAGCTAAAAAATGGTTGCTATACGAGATACCGGCTTGGACATCTAAAGGTGAAAAATATGGGCAGGTTGGATTTCCATACTTTTATAGAGGGTCGTTAGTCAATGTCAAATTTAGGAGATTAGAATACGACATTAAAGTAATTGATTCTAAAGGAGAGGAAAACTATTGCTCCAAAAATTGGCAGATGAAAAAGGAGGATGGAGCCAAGGTTTGTTACTGGGGATTGCATTTGCTAGATTTCCAAGAATGTCAGGACCTAATTATTTCAGAAGGCGAAATAGATGCAATGACATGGGATGAAGCCGGATTTAAAAACATATTGAGCGTTCCCAATGGAGCCATAAATGAAAATGTAGTTAGCATTGATGATAAACTTGACTTTGCCAAAGACCCATGGGTTATAGAGAATGTCTATGCCAAAGCTAAAAGAGTTTTTTTAGCACTAGATGATGATGGTCCAGGGATAAGGATGCGCGAAGAGTTGGCCAGTATTATAGGTAAATCAAAATGCTACATCATTACTTATAGCGGCAGAAAAGATATAAACGAGGTTCATGCAGGCGAAAAGAAAAAGGAACTGCAGGGCCTTGGAAAAGAAGGCGTAATTCAATGTTTTGAGAACGCGAAACCATTTCCGGTAGGAGGAATTGTAACCTTTGACATGATGGAATCTAAGTTGGAAGAACTTTCCTTGCAAGGATTTCAGAGAGGTTTAATATTGGGAGAAAAAGAGCATGAAAACGGAGTAGATAAGTACATAAGTTTAAAAAGGCCGTATCTAGGAGTTATTACAGGAATACCGGGTATGGGTAAAACATCTTTTTGGAGGTGGTACATGACCCAACAATCAATAAAGAATGGTGTTAAATGGGGTTTGTTTGTTCCTGATAGTAGGCCCGAAGAGCGGGAAATAGCTAAAATTGCCGAAATAACTTGTGGTGCTAAATGGGAAAGAAATAAACCATGGTCTATGTCAGAGGTTCAGAGAAGACGTGCTAAAGATTTCGTTAGGGAGCATTTTTACCTTATTAAGCCTGATTATAGAAACCAAGAGTTAATTGCCAAAATAAGCCAAGGCCAACAAGGAGTAAAGAGTTTGGATGCGTTATTTTATTACCTAGAAACCCTAAAGCTTCAATACAATATTTTTGGGTATTGCGTGGATGCTTGGAATAAAATAGACCACCAAAAACCTAATGGCCAAAGCGATGAACAATTTGTTTCAAAGCAATTAGATAGGGTTTTGGATTTTAATAGAGATTTAGACCTTTTTGGAGGCATTATTGCCCATCCAACCAAATTAGAGAGAATAAAGGGCAGTAGAAATTATGAACCACCAGATCTATACAATGTAAAAGGAAGTTCTGCATGGTACGAAAAAGCAGATTTAGGACTTACCATCCATAGGCAGAAATACAAGAAAATAGAGATTGGCAAAATGGGTAACAGACCAGTTTACAAAGAGGTCAGAGATAATACTTTTCCTACCCAAGTAATTGTAAACAAGATTAAGCAAGCAGAAATAGGAGAGGAGGGAGATTTTGAAATGTTTATGGATTGGAAGCATGCTGAAACATTTGTTTACGACATTCCTGATTACTACAAGTTAGAGGCTAATGATGATTTTGCAAAAACGGTGGAAGAGAAAACCCATAAGAGCGCAAAACTAGATACGCCACTACTTGACAATCCAAAGCAAGATGAAAAAGACGATGGATTTCACTTTGACGATGACCCAGATAATTTACCTTTTTAAGATATGGCAGCTAAAACCGACATAACATTAGATTTGATTGAGAGATTTAGAACTGAAATAGTGGACATGGCTAAAAAAAGGAAGCAAGACTTTCCGATAAGCCAAAGACCGGGCAATTCTCAATACAAAAAAATAGCATCACAAGAAGAGTTGTTGGAGCAGGTTGCTTCTGCATTGGAAAGGGCTAGAGTTATAAATATGGACTTTTTAGCGATGGCAGAAATGGTAGTTAATAAGATGGACCAATTTAAGATTGGGCAAAGAGATGTTTTAATGCCTATTCAAAAAAAGGAATTGGAATGGATCAAGGAACAAATGATTAAAATTAAAGATATTGAGGATTACAAATTATGACACAGACAAAATTTGAGGGCAAGCCATGGAGATTAAACCCTGATTGCACACATTACAACATTAAAACCCATTCTAAGGAGTGGTTTGAGTTCAGAAATAGAGGTTTTGGCGCATCCGAGATAGGTGTTGTGACTGGGGCTTCGGAATGGAAGATATTGCCACAGTTAATTGAGGAAAAGGTAGGTTTAAGGCAGGAAAATGTCATGAACGAAAGCATGGTAGCGGGTTTATTAGCAGAGGCAGGTATTTTGAGGCGTTGGAAGCATTGGGATGGAAATGGCAGGTCATGGGTAGAAAATTATGTAGCGAATAAGATTATACGCGAAATGAGCCAATTCAGCGGCTACATGACCAATAAAAAGTATCCAAGACTATTTACAAGTACAGATGGTTGGGCGCTACCTGGTTCTATTAACCTTATAACTGCCGAACAAATGCCAATAGGATTTCCGGTAGAGTCAAAGATTATTTCAGGGTTCCATAACGACAAGTGGGTTAGTGGTGTTCCTCCTCAATACATTTTTCAGGCCAATCAAGAAATGATGATTTTTGGCGTGGAGTATTGCGAATTTGCCATGCTAAAAAATGGAACAGAATTTATAGTTCAACCATTAGAGTTAAGCCAGGTTATAGTAAATATAATTTTGGAGAAGAGTGAAGAGGCTTGGAATACAATTGAAACCGTAAAGAAACTTGTGTTTACAAAAGAAAATGCACCTTATTCAGAAAAGGAAAAGATACAAAGTCATATCGACTCTATTTTGCCATTGCCTGATGAAAATCCTTTATACAAAAAGTTTTACAGCGAGAAGTTTCAGAAACAAAAAGAGCTGGAAAAGATGCCGGAAGATGTATATGAAAATGCCATATCTAGGGTTAAGCTAACCGCAGCTGTCAAAGAAATTCAGGCTGAAATAGATGCTTTTGAGAACCAAATAAGAAGAGAATTTGCCCTAAGAGGTATAGAGTATATGGATGCAGGCAGCGATGGTAAATTAAGGTATTACATAAAAGGAAACGGAAAGACCCACACATTAGATTTTGTTGGTTTTAAAGCCAAACCAAAAGGAGAGTCGTTGGAAGAAATTCAGGCCAAAGCCAAGAGATTGGTATCACAGATATTGAACAACCTTTAATTAAACATATATGAACAATGAAGAAAAAAAGGAGTTAGTTGTATTAACTCCGTTCGAACAACAAAAATCCGAATTACAAGAGTTTGTAAAGGATTTTAGGGGATTAGTAGTTACTGCAGACAATTGCAAGGAAATGAATGAAAAGCGCCTTGTATTGTATCGAAAGAGATTGGAGATACAGAGAATTGCTAAAGCCAACAAAGATGCTTTAAACAAGGCCAAAAAGATTAATGACGAGCGAGAAACAGAATTGGTTGCCGTAATCAAGCCGGTCGAAGATGAAATACAGAAAAATGTTCAGGCAATAGAGAATATTGAAAAAGAGAGGGTGGATAAGCATAAGAAAGTTATCGAAGGTTTAAAAAACAGGTTAATATCTGTGTTTCAGAAAACAGAAATCGATGAATTAAATCAAATGGAGCAGGATTTGATTAATTGGGAGTTCACCTATGATGGCGAAGAGTTTAAGGATGAAATCAATCAAAACGTAAGCGCGTTAAAATCTGCCATTTCTAGTCATAAGATTGCTTTAGAGGCTGCCTTGGCCCAAAAGAAGAAAGAGGAGGAGGCTGAAAAAGCTGAATTAGAGCAAATTCAGGAGGTGCAGTTTGAAGAAGAGGAGTTGACACAAGAAAGTGTTAAAACCATACCTGATGTTTATCAAAACGGACATTCGGTTTATCCTCATACGCCAAAAGATACTCTTCCTGCAGAACAAGTTAGAAATCCAATACCGGGTTCAACAAGCGCTCATACCGCACCAATGATCCAACAAAATCAAACATTTTCGTATGCAGGGTATTCATTTGTCCTTGATGGCAAATTGAGTGAAGACGTAAGAACTCTAATCGCAGCTTCTATTTCTAAAATCATTGACGAAAACGCAGAATTTTAATGGAAAAGTGCTATATAGGAATAGACCCTGGAGCAAGTGGAGCGATAGCGGCTATAACAGAAAGCGGTGAAATAACTTACCTAAGATTTGCCAAGGCAACAGACCAAGAAATCTATGAGTTTTTGAGCGCATTGTCATTCAAGTACGATTGTTTTGCTGTCATGGAAAAGGTTTGGGCCATGCCTGCCAAAGGAGAAGATGGAGAGGCAAGGAAAATGGGCGCTCAAACCATGTTTGTTTTTGGAGAGAATAATGGCAAGTTAAAAGCTTTCTTAACTGCCACATACATACCATCCGAGTTTTATGTTCCTCAAACATGGCAGAAGTATTATGGAATAAAGAAAGATGCCAAAACCGAAAGCCAAACCGACCATAAGAGAAACCTAAAACAAAGGGCAGAGCAGTTATGGCCAAAAATCAAAATCACCAACGACATGGCCGATGCCCTATTAATAGCAAATTATTGTAAAAAAATAAAGGAAACAAAATGAGAAATGTATTAAGAATTGTTGGCCACCTTGGAGGTGATGCCGACCTAAAAACGCTAACAAGCGGAAGTGTGGTCCTAAACTTTAGTGTTGCCACAACAGAGGTGTGGAAGGATTCAAAGACTGGAGAGAAAAAGCAGCAAACCACTTGGGTTAGTTGCTCTAAGTTTTTTGGTCAAAATGAGAGTCAAGCCATAACGCAGTTTCTAAAAAAAGGCACTCATGTAATGGTTGAGGGCAAAGCTTCTGCCAGAGCGTACATGAATAAAAACAATGTTGCAGAGGCTATTTTAGAGTTAAGGGTTTCAGAAATCTTATTGCTAGACAGCAAGAAAGACGATTCTCAAAAGCCACAGCAAGAAAATAAGGCTTCTGAATATGTGGTTGATAATCCAACAACACAGCCATCATTGGTTCCAAATTCAGAACCGGAAGATGATTTGCCATTTTAATTTTGAAATATTGTAAAAACCTATATTTTTGTAATATGAATCAACAAGTAAATTTAGCAAACGATAGTTTTAGTTTTGTGGCAGAAGCCGTATCAGTAGATGATTTAAAGGATATTGGAAGACAAACAAGTATTCCTTTAAGAAAGGTTATTTTTAGGGTTCCTGAAAAAGACCGATTTCAATTTGTGGCCGTAGATTTCGTTGGCCAAAACTCTCACATTCCTGCCATGGTAAAAGCTGGTAAGAACTACATGGTTACGGTTACTTATAGAGGCAGTTCAAAGGAGGGTAAAGTGTATATGAGTTTCCAAGGCCAATCATTAACACAGCTATGATAAAAAGGATTTGGTTTTGGGGTATTAGAACTTTCAGCAGGAAGCCTATTATCAAAATTGATATGCCTTTCCATAAAGACCGACAGTTAGGTGATTTAGTGGTGTCAGGCAAAAACGATTTAATGTATATTGGATCTGGTAAGTACATAATGGTTGACAAAGACAAGTCAACCAAAATGGATACTGGAGAAAGAATTAAGGCGTATTTGAGCCAAGGACTACTAAATCAGTATGTGGTAAGAAAAGGAATTGTCATTGCAAGCAAGAAAAACAAGAAAATTTTAAATAAAAAACATGGAGTTAGCAAAATCAAGTAAGCCCCAATTAGGGTTTGTAGAGAAGGCTTTAGAGAGCCTAAAATCTGCATTAGTGTATGCAGAAGGATTAGTAAAGTCGGGTATGCTTCCAAAGCATTATTACGAAAATGGAAAACCAAAAGATGGTTCTGCACAAGCCTGTTTATTGGTTATTCAAATGGGAAAAGAAGTTGGTATGTCAGACCTTCAAGCCATTCAACAAATTGTTCCAGTAAACAATACCTTGTCAATTAAAGGAGATGGAGCCAAGGCGTTAATTATGTCTTCGGGCCTATGTGACAAGTGGGTGGAAGAAGAGGTTGGCCAAGGAGATAATTTTGGCTTTAAAATTACAGCTTCAAGAAAAGACACCAAGGAAACTAAGACTGCCACTTTCACTATTTTAGAGGCTAAAAGAGCAGGGCTTTGGATTACTGATGAAGCCGCAAGCAGAAACGGAAATCTAAAGTATTCTGCATGGTACAAGTACCCTAAGAGAATGTTAAAGTACAGGGCGCTAGGCTTCCTATGTCGTGACCTTTTTCCTGATGTTTTACAAGGTATGGTTACGCTAGAGGAGGCAGAAGATTATGGCAAAGAAAGCCTGAAAGTGGAAGCTGTTACTAATACAGGCGTTCAAGTATCCACCAATGCCGATTTAAGTGTTCAAGAGAAAATGGAGGATGCAGCTTTAAAAAGTGCTTCTAGAAGCAGGACCGCTACTGCCGCAGAAAAAAAGACTGAACCTAAAAAAGAAGAGGTAGCGCCTCCGGTCCAGGAACCAAAGGTTGTTGAAACCAAAATTCAGGAGCCATCATTTGAAAACAAGCTAGAGGCATTGACTGATGAAAGCGTTGTAGAATTTATTTCAAAAAACAAGGATGCTGTTTTAGACTACCTAAACCAAGAGTTTAAGAAACAAGGTTTTGACAGCCTTACAAATTTTTTGGAGTTTACCAAAACAAAATCCACGTTAAGGATTGCGGGCATCATTCTAATGTATATGAAGCCAAATGGCAGCGGATACAAGGCTTTATGCTTAGACCATTTTGGGCAGGTTGTGTTTCCTGAATTAGAACAAAAAGTGCCTGCAGAAGCAAGTGAAATTCCTCAAACATCTGAAATGGCCATTCCGGAAGCGCCAAGGGATTTTGATGGTAGCGGCTATGTATTGGAGTTAATTTCTAAGGCAGGCAAGGACAGCGTTGTTGGGGAAACCTTTGCCATAACTAATGGCTACAAAGATTTCCAAGACTTTTTGGACAACGCTCCATCTGTAATTGTAGAAAGGTTTATTAATTCATAAAAATAGGGGAGTTCATGCTCCCCTATCTAATTTAGTACAGAAATGAAAGAGGTGAATAAAGAGGATTATAGCGGTGGTTTAAATGAGGACCAAAATAAGGCTTTCAATGGCCTAGTTGAATTTTTGGAAGACCCTAACAGGCAGTTGATATGCTTAAAGGGGTTTGCAGGCACAGGTAAGACATATACCATTGTTAGATGCCTTCAATACTTTAAAAATAAGAATAAGAGGAAAAAGATATGTTTGACAGCACCAACCAATAAAGCTGTTACGGTTTTAAAGAAATCGACTCCAGAGGAAGCTAAAGACATATTAGACTTTTCCACCATTCACAAATTATTAGGGGTAAAGGTTAGCTATGACGATGATGGCAACGAATTGTTTCTGCCGGGAAAAAATGTTGAGATTGGCAATTACGACATTGTAGTTATTGACGAGGTTTCAATGCTTAATGATGAATTGTTTTACGACTTATTGGAGGCTATTGACCCAAAGAAGAATAGTTCTAACCATAGGTTTGGGGGCAGCCACATCATTAAAATAATTTTCATGGGAGATCCTAAACAGATTCCTCCAGTTGGTAAGGTGGATTGTGAGCCATTTATAAGGCCCGATTTTTACGGCATTGAGGTATTGGAGTTAACTAAGATTATGAGGCAGGCAGATGAAAGTAAAATACTTTCCAGCTCTATATATGTCAGAGAGAATATTAATAGCAGCTACATAGATTTTAACCAGTTCAATTCCGAAAACGACTTAGAGGTAATAAACACTGCCTTTATTGAGAGTAAGGAAACTTTAAAGAATGAGGTTAAACGAGTTTTTGGTGGCGAAGAAATAAAATCAAATTCTGAATACGCCAAGGTAATAGCTTACAGAAATGTTCAGGTAGATTCTTGGAACAGGATTATAAGGGGATTTTACCATAAGCTGCCTAGCATAGACTTAAAACAGCTAATTGAAGGCGAGTTGATTATCAACAATAAGCCAGTAATGGAGGGAGAGAAAATATTGTTGAACTCTAACACAGAAATGATGGTTTTAAGTTTCAAGGAAAAGGCATTTTCTACTAATGAGCATATCGAAACAGAGGTTTGGGGCTATGAAACCAAGGTTAAATACTTTGATTTTGATGCCAATAAAGACGTGGAGATGGATATACATATTTTGAGGGAAGACCAAAAGGATGCCTACAAGAAGATATTAAACTCATTGGTTAATTCAGCCAAGTTTGCGCCTCCAATAAAGAGAAAATGGTTTTGGATGCAATTTTATAAAGCCAAAGACTTTTTCATCGATTACAGCTACGCCTATGCTATTACAGCACATAAAAGCCAAGGCAGCACATACGAAAGAGTATATGTGGATGTTGCGGATATAGTAAGAAATCCTAACCTAGAGGAAAGAAATCGTATTTTATACACCTCAATCACAAGAGCGAGTAAATTCTGTAAACTAATAGTTAATAAATAATGAAAAAGGCAAAAATCAAAATCGTGGGCGCCACCTGTGTATTGGAGGACAGCGATAACAACAGCTTTAGAAAAACATTCAAGGATATTGGAGAAATGGTAATCTATGCCAGGGATAGGAAGATTGAGATTGAAAACAAGGGTGTATTGTCAGGCAATCACTTAAAAATGCTTAACGGACAAACAGAATAGTAGGAAATAAAATGGATAGAACAGAAAAATACAAAGACACTCTTGAAAAACATCAGGCTAAGCTTAAGCGGTTTAAAATATCTTATTTTTATTTGGCAAGCGGTATGGATGGGCATCCAGACATTTTCCCTGAAAAGATTATCGAGGCAAAAACTAAAGACATGGCAGCATTTATATACTACATGATGTTTTTTGCAGAAACAGACCCTAAAAACTTTGAAAATTTAAAATACAACTTTGCCTTCAAATCGTTTCAATCGTTTATGACACAAAGTGAAACGCATAGATTTTGGGGGCTACAAATAGAGGAGGTGTAAAATGAGCATAAGAAAGCACAATAACTTGATGTTTAAGCTAAAATACACAAGTAGCTTAGCCAATCAGAAAGAAAAGGAAATTTCGGAGTTAAAACAAAGGATAGACCGAGGCAATCATATTATTAGGCATATTCAAGAGTTGATGTATAACAACTCCCAATATATGTTCATTATCCATAACGATGGCGGTGTTAGACTTATTCCTGCATACGACAGAAGAGGCGTACCCAAAGAAAACCATTTAAAATTCTAAATCATGAACAAGAAAAAATATGTATTCAAGACCTACAATGGTCGTATCAAGGTTTATGTCAACGGATATGTGATGTTTACCTTCAACCAAATAGATTTTAAGGGGTATTATTTCTATAAAGACGATACCAATCTGTACGGCATGGACATTTACCTCATGAACGAAAAAGGAGGTGCTACAACCATGGAGATTTACTTTAAAGACAAGGAAACCTGGTTAGCTATCAATAGGCTGTTGGACCAAAATATGTAAACAAGCATGAATTACTATATAGACACAGAGTTCCTAGAAGGAACACAAACCAAACGTATTCTGGGAATACCATTTGGAAAAACCAAACCTACCATTGACCTAATTAGTATAGGTATTGTGGCAGAAGATGGCAGAGCGTATTATGCTATATCAAAAGATTTTAACTTGCGTGAGGCTTGGAATAGGTATGACCTTAAACCAGACATTGACAACGGAGGCATGAAGAAAGTGTATTGGATAAGAGAGAATGTCCTTGTCAAAATTTACACAGAGTTGGTTCATGGAGATGCAAGAAATAGAGTAGAGTTTAACTACGGAAGTATGAAAATGCTGCTAAATAGCTTTGGCAAAACCAATGCTGAAATAGCAATTGAAATTAAAGAATTTGTTTATAATCAATCTACAGAAGATAAGTACAATGATACTTACAAGAGCGAACCTAAGTTTTACGGCTACTATGCAGACTATGATTGGGTGGTTTTTTGTTGGCTGTTTGGCAAGATGCTGGACCTGCCAAAAGGGTTTCCAAAGTATTGTATTGACTTGAAGCAAAAATTTGACGAAATTGAAAACTATTATAGTTCATTGAGAAGAACAGATTACCAACTTAGAATTTTGTCGGAAGCAGGAAAGACTATAAAATCAATTAAAGATTTGCCCAACTACCCAAAAATAACTAAAGAGCATAATGCCTTAGAAGATGCACGTTGGAACATGGCTCTACATAAATTCTTGCAAAAACTATAAATCGGGAACAGGAATCTGAACACAATAAATTATGACAAAAATTATAGATGGGCCACAAGAAGGCTCTAAAATCAGCTTACAAATGCACATGGGTACAAAGACTATCCATGCCGCGCCAATGTCGAAAGTAGATTACTGCAACCTTAAGGGTTGGTCAGTGCCAGACGATGAAGACCCTACCGAAATTGGCTATGTCGTTGCTTACAGCGATGATTACATTTCTTGGAGTCCTGCCAAAGCATTTGATGAAAGTTACAGAACCAATGGTCATTTAACCTTTGGACACGCTACCGAAGCCGCAAAAGCTGGTAAGAGAGTAGCAAGGTTGGGTTGGAACGGAAGTGGAATGTTCGCCTACATTGTACCTGCCGCAAGTTACCCCGCTCAAACAGGTGCAGCGAAAGCACACTTTGGAGAAAACGCAATGGTTCCCTATCGTGCTTATTGGGCATTAAAAACAGCCCAAGAAGATATTGCCACTTGGACACCATCAGGAAGCGACACCCTAGCAGAAGATTGGATTATCCTAGACTAATTTTTCACTGGGCAGGGAGTTTCTCTGCCCTTTAATTAACCAAATTTATGAACACAGACAACAACAGCCACTTAAACCTGCCAGAGCGCATTCATTGCGTTGAAACCAGTCCTTTCTTGTTAACGGACTATTTGGGAGAAAGATGTATAATCAGACAAGAAAGAAGTATTAAACCAAGAAACGATAGAGGATTGTTAGAAAGCGATTACGATTTAGGCAATGTAAAACTTATGTTTCCCAAAGGACATGATAAAAAAGGTCCGATGTTTCAAAGAAATAAAAAAGGCTATATTATTTAATTGGAATGGAAAGAGGTAAAATAAAGGTTTTGGTAGCTTGTGAGTATTCAGGAATCGTTAGAGATGCTTTTGCTAGGCAAGGATTTGAGGCATGGAGTTGTGATATCTTAGACACAGAGGTTCCGGGAAATCATTATAAAGGTAGTGTGTTAGACATTATCAATGATGGTTGGGATATTATGATAGGGCATCCACCATGCACATATTTAACTTTTTCGGGCAAGAAGTATTGGAATGAACCAGGCAGGGTTTTTAAGAGGTTGGAGGCATTAACATTTTTCGCAACACTACTGGAGGCAAATATTCCACACATTTGTATTGAGAACCCTATGGGGTGTGCTGATGCTGCCATAAGAAAGCATGACCAAGTAATTCACCCCTATTATTTTGGTGACAGAGAGTTAAAAAGAACTTGTTTGTGGCTAAAGGATTTGCCTAAATTAGTTCATAGCGCCAACACCAATTTGTTTGAGCAAGGCACTCATACAGAATATCCTGAACCTGTTTATATAGATAAGTCGGGCAAGAAAAGGTATTTAACGGATTCAATAAAGGGTATTAATGGTGGCGGCCACAAAAGGAGCAGGTTTTTTGAGGGTATCGCCAATGCAATGGCAAAGCAGTTTGGAGATTATGTATTTAACAAACTAAACGATATAAAGTAATGGCAAAACCGTATCCAAAGAAAGGTATGCCTGCGAAAAAACTAAAGCAGGCCATAAAAAGGACCCCTATAAAGAAAAAGAGGGTGGAGAAGGAGAGGAATCTCATGGATTTATTCGTAAGGATCTGGACCGAAAGAAAGCCAGGAAGTCAATTTGTCAAGAGAGAGTACATGAGTATGGAGGAATGGTATGAACACACAAAGCAATATAGGGTGTGCTGCGTGACCTATAAGCCGATTAAAAACATGGTTCCCGGCAGTTTTGCCCATGTATTGACAAGAAACCACACCCGATATAGAGAGAAGGATTTTAACGTGGTTTTGTTAAGCTACGATTATGACACAAATGTTCATGGCTGTTTCGACCATGGCACTAAGATGGATTTTTTAAAGCTTGGACCAGGAGCCAAGTATTTACTAGAGTATCAACAATTTTTAAAACAACAATACGAACATGAGAAAAATTCTATTTTTTGACATAGAGTCAACAGGGTTAGACACCCAAACCGATAGGATAGTACAGCTATCTTATTTAGTAGTTGATACTGGATTTAATGAGATTTTTAGACACGATTTGTTTTTCAATCCTGAAAAGCCGATAAGTGCAGAGGCAAGCGAGGTCCATAAAATCACAGACGATATGGTTAAAGACAAGCCTAAATTTTCTGAATTTGCGCAAGTCGTTTTTAATGACTTTATGGAGGCCGAAACCGTATTGGCAGGGTTCAATATCATTGGCTTTGACTTAAAGCTTCTGTATAAAGAATTTGAGCGTTGCGGACTAAATTTCGAGATTAAGGGTAGAAACGTATTCGATACAGGTAACTTAGTAAAGCTATTAGCACCTAGAACCTTGGAAGCCTCATTCTTTTTCTTTACTGGGGAAACAATCAAGGATAAATATGGAGATGCCCATAATGCCATGGTAGATGTGGAGGCAACCGCTAGTTTAACTGCCACTATTAATGATATGCTTTACCTTGATTTCGAGAAATACAATTATTACCCATTTCTAAAAGATTTCCCGGAGCCTGACATTTTTAAGGACTTTTGGGAGGTGTATGGCAAGGCTTCAAGATACGGAGGCGATATGCTTGATGTTAGTGGCAATTTCAGATCCAAAGATGGAGTAACCACATGGGGGTTTGGCAAGTTTATGGGTAAGCCAGTAGATGCCCAAGATTATGACCAAAGAGGATTAATGAACTGGTGTTTGGGCAAAGACTTTCCCGATGATACCAAGTCTATTATAAGGTTGTTGTTGAGTAGTGACTCAAACTAGGATATAGGCAAATAAAAAAGCCCGATTCATTTAAGAGTCGGGCTTTTGTTTTAAAGTTAATTTAGTTTGTTGATTCGGTCCAAGAATATGCAAACCAATTGGTGTTTAATTTGGCTCTGCCTTTTTAATTCGTCATCTTTTTCTTCTTTAAAAAATCTCATGCACAAATGCTGGCGTATTCTTATTTGGTCGGCAAGCATATCTATATGAAGAATCTTGGCTCTAGCCAATATCTTCTCTGGTGTTACTTCGATGCTCATAACTTTTATTTGTTGAATATTGAACCGCTTTTGGCATTGTCTGGAGCCTTTCCCATTAATACAGCTATTTTAATTTCCTTTACGGCATCTTCAAACTGCTCTTGTGTCATTTTAGAGTTTATCTCTGCCTCAAATTCTTGATAGCTTTCTAACATGAATCTACATAGAGGATGCAAATTAAGTTCTTGTTCAAATTCTTTTAAAAAGCCTAGTATATTCAAAGCTGTTGTGGCTGATAATTCCATTGTTACTTTACTCATGGTCGGTATGGATTAAAGCTGTTCATTGGTTAGAATACATCTATGGCCTTTGCCATTGCTAGGGTAGTGGCAGATAGGGCAGGGTTCTGTACCATATAATCTTTCACGCTGCCTTTGAACGTCACGAATACTCTCAAACAATTCTATTGTACTAACAGCCTCATGAACTGCGCCCATAATCTTGTACTCAACGTATTTGGGGCTAAGTGGTGACAAGTAAATCAAAGGCTCTATGGTGTCAATAAACCTTTGCCAAAACTCTTTGAAATTCCGAAAATCTGCCTCTATATGAGATACGCTAAATGACAAGTGAAGGTATTGCTTGTCAACCCCGATTACTGGCTTGTTAAAATTAATAAAAAAGCCATATTCATAATTACTATAGTCTTTGCCATCACTATATTTTGCTTTTAAATAAGAGGTGTTGGAGCTGGAAAATGAATAATCAGGCAGCCATTGTCGACAGAACTGGTCCATGGCGTCAACTACTTGTACTGCGTTATACATCTTGACCTCCTTTTAAATGCTTGAACTTGCCATCCTGGTCGGGCTCGGTAGGATATTGCCTATCCTTAAGTACAGATAGTTTTTCCTCCAGTACCGATTTTAGCATTTCTGTGTTGGTTTCATCACTAATGGGCTGTAACACTACCCTAAGTGCTTGAAACGATAGGATAATTACATCCACAATCTCTGTGGCGGCTTTGGTTCGGGTTTCGGCAGTTAGGGCTTGAATTTCTGCCTCAAACTCTACCAATTCTTCTCTAATGTGATTTACTAATCCATTGAGGTTTGGATTTGGAAATTTGGCCATCTGCCATTCTGTGAGGTCTTGGAACACCTGCTCCAAGGTTCTAGTGTTTGTTTTGTTCATGATGTGGTTTGGATAAAATTAATTCTACTTGTTCTAGTATTTGCATCGAAAATTCGTCTATGCTATTAAAATTGCCCATGACATATTTCTTTGCCATAAGGTCTTGCTCAAATATCTTATCATAGGTCTTGATAAAATAATTTACTTTGGCAGATAGTTGATTTATGGCCTCCTTCTCCTCGGCAGTACCGATTAAGCCAATATTTTCTTTTGGAAGCTTAATTGAGTGGTGGATGGCCTTGCATAAGGCATGAATATACACTATCTGCAAATTAGCTGCCTCTACCTTCTTTTTTTTGGTGAATTTTGCCATACCTAATACTTAATGTCGATTAATACTAATACATCTTGGGTGTTAGAAATAGATTTATCTCTGTCTTCCTTGCTGCAAAATGCCCTAAAAACATAATTGCCTCCTATTATTTTATAGGTGGCAAAACTTTTTTTCAAATAAATTAAATGCAGCATGGCATCTGCAAGACTGGTCCTACTGAATTGTATCATTTGGCGAATAAATTATGTCGTTAAAACTAATTTGTACTCTAGCGTAATCTGCTATTTTTTGGCATCTATCAGGCGAAGGGCTGAACTCTTCGCCTATAACTTTATACATGGTGCTTCTGCCCATGATGGTGGTCATGAACTGCCTTGCCTCCTTTTGTTTGGAGGCAGGCAGATTGTTGTACCATTTAGTGAAAGTCTTAGCCATTACTAACCTCCTCTTCTTCGGTTTTGTAAAAGTTAGACAATCTGTGTTCAATTATGTCGCGACAATATGGGCCATTAAACTCTTTGTCTGACAAAACAAACACATGAGGGGTGAGAGCTGGAAACTCTTTGGTCAAAGATTCTGGAACGAATAGCTGTGCTTTTTTCCCATCGGGATGAAAAGCTAATTTAATGTTTAAGTCTTGAATGTATGTTGCCATTACTTGTAAATTAATTGGTTTTCGGTATCAAAAATCATTTCTCCTTCATCTGATCTGGTATTGGTTTTTTCATCTATGACAAACAAGCACACCCTAGACTTGTAGTCTTCGCTCAACCCCTGCTCTAGGATAGCTTTAACTTTATCGACATCACTTGCTTTGGCGCAAATATTAATGTTGTTGTCGCCTCGAAATGTTATGTATCCGCTGTGGCAAGGTATTTCTGCATCTGTCCATATACCAATACTGGTCTTGCTGCCATCCAAATACTCATACTTGTTGGGTGGTAGCGTGTATAACTGCTTGCTTAAGCCGGTCTTTTCAATCCTTTTGAAAATTATGCTGCCTGCCTCACTAATTTTAATGAACTGAATGGTTTGAGCCACCGTTACGGCCATCATGTTTGTGCCTATCATCGTATAGAATTTGTTAGGCTGTAAATCTGTGTATTTCAACATTTGTGTTTTGATTTTTTTGGTTTTGAACTTGGTTTTGATTCTTTGGGCTTGGTTGCTTTTGGAGGTTGCGCCCAAGTAAATAAGATATAGAAAAACAAAAGGGTGAGCGGGATAATCAACTCTTTGGCCATTGATCCTCCTCTTCATTTTCAATATCTTCATAAATAAATGATGCTGCCACAGCTAATACTAGCAATACTATGCCAATAATAGCTATGGAACAAAAAATGAGTGCCACCCAATAAGCAAATGGGTGTTCGATTTTAAAATTTGTAATTTCCATTGTTTTTAGGTGGTTTGTTAAAGTTTTGAATGATTATGACTATGATTTCATAAAGCGCTGTTAAAGCGAATGAAACCATGCCAAAAAAAGCGGTTTTAATCGCGAGCTGGTTAGGGGTAAAGCCAAAGCCTACAATCATGCAGGCAATGGCAATGTAATAAATTCTGTTAGTCATTGGGTTTAATTGGTTTAACGATTTTGGCGAATACTGCCTCTAATTTTTGTTTCTTGTTGATTTTAGCCTTCCTAGGCTTAACTCTTACCCCAAGAGGTTGAAATGGTTGTACTCTCATGATTTAAAGAAATTAGGATATTTTTCTGCGTGAATTAGTTCAAGGATTTCTTCGTCTGATTCGTAAATAACACCATTGTAGGTGTAATTTTCGGTTTCTTCATTCCAAACATACTTATCAAAATCATCATCGCTCAATGGTTGGTCTAGTGTATTATCTGTGGCAGTATCATAAAAAAACTTGCCATAAACCATATTGCCAGTTTCAGAATATTCGCACTCGAAGCCAATGGCATCATAAGTTTTGGCAATATTTATTAGGGTTTCATTGATTGGTGCCCATCGACTTGAAAATACAATACCAAACTCAAAGCTGGTTTCATTAGCGACCTGAAAAATACCTTGGTCTGCTACAACAACATCAAACAGATACCCATCCACGCATTGACAATTTTCGGGAACTTCTCCTTTATCTGACGATTGTAAAGCATAAAATTTGTCATAAAGTGAGGTTGCTTTCTCTTGGTTCTCAAACCTGAAAGAAACAAAATTAATACACCAATTAGGCATTTTCCACCTCCTCTATGCACTGCATAGCTAGTTCGTATATATCAACTTCGTGTTCTTCGCAAATAATATAGCAGGATTCCATTAACGCGTTGAACAATTCCCCCGCTTGCCAATCTAAACCATACTCTTTAAAATCATCATCGGGATGGAAACTGATTTTTTCCTCCAGTAGCCACTTGAAAAACTGCTTAACATCTGCCAAGCCAAAAATCTCAAATGATGGGTAAGTTGTGGCATTTATTTTTGCCGCCTTGTTGGTGGCTGCCACATAATTTGCGAATACAAGGTTGCCACTTTTGGCTTCATCCTGCACAATAAAGGCATTTTTCATACCTAGATTGTAGTTGATTAAAATAAACTCGTTTGTGTTCATAATTAGTATTTTGGGTTGGTTGCGTAAAAAATGTTGTTAGGGGTCTTGTAAATATCCTGCGCATAGTTATTGATATAGATTGTATCAATATATCGCGCTGATTTCGGTATCAATGACTTATGCAGTATTTGTTTTACTGCATAGGTTTTAGGTTGTTTTGCCAATACCGATAATTGGCAGGTTAGATTAGTTGCTTCCATTTTGAGAGTCTTTGTTCATTAGCTTCAAAAATTCCTCTTCTGTTATTTCGCGCCATGCCTCCCATCCATCGAATTTAGCTAGTAAATCATTTGGATTGTCAATCATTGGATTAAACATATAGGTTTCAAAGTCTGCATTTTTAAGACTATCAATACCATCTTCCTCAATAAGCCTGCAAGCCTCACCCCCAAACAAATAAAATTTAGTAGCTGTGGGTTGATTGGTTTCGGGTGTGGCAGGGGGATTGCTTAACTCTTTAATTTTGGCATCAAAAAACTTTTCTAGTTCATCAAAATAGTCTAGTTCTGTGCCCCAATTTGTTTCTTTATGCTGCTCATTAAACTCAAATGTTAATTTCTTGCTAAATTCCCATCTATCGGGTGTGCTTTCCAATGATTCAGGGTAATTTTCAAGCCCTTCTAGCATTGCAACAAATTCATAGTGTGACTCAAAATCTTCTTGTTGAAACAATTTAAACGCTGCTATATGGCCACATTCTAAGGCAATATAATCCGCTGTCTGTATTGCATTATCAAGGTCATTGAATGTCTTAATAAGCGAATCCACCCCATCTGTGATTGAATAGATTTCAAAGTCTAGGGCAAATAGTTTAATGGCCTCTTTTTCGGTTAGCGAAAACCAGGCGAAGTCTTGGGTTAATTTAATTCTTTCCATGTGATTGTATATTATTTAGTCTGCTGTATTAAAAGCTATTGGGTCATACTTGCGTAAAAGAGTACCAAGTGTATGGTTTGTGTGGTGCTTGCGAATATTAGCCTCGGTAGTGTAATTGCCGCGGCTTTTATTGGTTAAATAAATAAAGTGTTCAACTGCCTGCTCTTGACTAAAAATGTCTGCATATAGTTGGTTCAAATGCCTTTCTTTGGCTGCTAATGTTTTGTGCTTCATGATGTGTCTTAATTAGGTTCTGCGCTGCCCGCCCATCAAAGGGCTAGGCAACACAAAACAATGTTTTAGTTAGTTACAAATGATGGTTGAATATGTGATTTAAAAACCTCTTTTTCTATTAACTTAAGGTTTTGATTAACTTTAACCAATGGTGCATATAGTTTGAGGGTGAGTTCAAAATAAGAGTCGTAAAACTTAGGTGATGCGGTTAGTTTGTCCCATTCTAAATTGGGCATACCTTCTAAATTTTGTGTGTGCTGAAATAAACTAACCTTTGCTAATCTCAATTCATGATCCACTTGCGCCACCGCGTTGACCCCATTAATAAAACCAATATCTTTCGCTCTTCTGTCCATCTCGCTGTAATATTTGGCTATTGGAAGGTGAGGCAAACAATTTCCTTCCTTATCTGTGCCCATTTCTAGTAAATAAAGATGCTCCTCTTTTGTGCAATATGGAGGTATTTCTACCCCCCTGCCTCTTAGCTTCTCAACTCTTGCCTCGCTAGGTTCAAGTTTCAACTGCTCTAAAACTTGTGATTGTAAATTAGTGTACTTTTCAGCAATGGTTTGTTTCATTGCCATTAGTGCCATTACTTTGGTTGCAGTATCAATGCCTGCGCTAGTGAAATTTGGTTTCATATTAATTAGGTAATTTGGTAAGTAAAAATTTGAAAAAAGAAATGTCTTCTGAACTTATAGAATAGGGCAAATTTGCCCCATGCTTCACGATATTGCCCCAAAAGGTCTTAAGATGCCAAGTAATAATTTGCCTTTGATTACGAGCAAAAAAATCATGCGGTTCAATATCTATTGAGCCATGAGTTTCTTGTAAATCATCAAATTCAATAAAATAGTGTATGTCACTCCATTTGTCGCGCTTCCAAATTGCGCGGGCTGCTAAATTTGCGGCCTCAAAACTTGCTACTTGGGCAAATAAACTGCCTCGGCTGTCTGTTAATCTTATAATCATAAAAAAGATAATTGTTGGTTATTACTGAATTGATTTTTTGTCGTGGTTTTCTTGTATTGGTAGTGGTTTAATCTCCTTACCTTGCTTCTTTCTGAATACTCTTTCGGTATATCGTTGAAAAATCTTATGGATTCTTCTCTTGTTAATCCATATTTGGCCTCTAGGGCTTGAATAAATAAAAATAGGTCACAATCTTCCTCTAGATATCCATTATCAAGGTCACTATAAGAATAACCCGATATTTTTTCCGCTATTTCCAATGATTCTAATAAATGCCTAGGAACTTGAAGCCATCCATGCCCCGCGTCTTCATGAAACACAATGGAGGGTGGAACATTTCCACCCCTTGGCCATACTAACTGATTAAATAATGTACTCATGCTGTTACCTCCTCTTTCTTTTGTGTGGCTAAAAATCTATTTACATATTCACAAACTGCGGCCTTATAGGATATTTGGCCTGCTGCTGATACCAAGGCAGGCAATTGCTTGCCTTGTTTAATCATTTTTTGAAGGTCCTGCCCAAACAAATTAGCTGCCTCCATGTCTGTTCTCATTACCTCCATAATCTTAGGAATTTCTTCCTTATAGGTACTCATAAAAAATGCCTTGGATTCATCAAAATCATATTCGATGCCTTGATGTTCACTAGCTTGTTTTAAGGTGCTTACAAAGTCCTTTACTAATTGATTAACTTCCATGATTGATTGATTTAAGGTTAAAAATATCGGTTCTAGGTGTGTTGATGGCGCGAAGCGCGGTATAACATTTGTCGGCTATTTTTACATAGCATTGGTATAAATTGTCTGTATAGCACTCTCCAATAAAAAACATTTCTTTGCCATATTGTGAGGTAAATCTTAACGGAGGCAAACAATTTAATGCCTCATAATACTTATCTAGGCTAATCTCATTAAAATCTTCCTGAAGGGCTAAAACATACTTTGCTCTCATTGCAGCGTATTCCTCCTGCGTGATAATAGATAATTTGCCGCCATGTTTGGCTTGGTATTGCTCGAAGGTCATACCATCCATCCACGACACAAGGCAATTATTCAAGTTGTCGGTTATTGCCTTGTCTGTGTTTATAGTGGTTTCTATCCAACCCCTATAATTTGCTATGTCAACTACAAAAAATGTGTTCATAATCGGTTTATTTGTGGGGGAAGGCTTACAAATGGCCTTCATCCCCTAGTGATAAATAAGTATTAAAATTATTGCCTCCAATAATGATGTGGTCTAATAAGTGAAGGTCTAGCAATTTGCCGCCTTCCTTTAGCTTCTTAGTAATGTTGATGTCTTGTTGGCTTGGTGTTAAATTGCCGCTTGGGTGATTGTGAAATAGGGCAAAAGTGGTGCATCCTTTAATGCTCAATAATTGCGTGAAAATTACTCTAGGGTCAACAAGGCAAGCATCCAAACCGCCCTCACTTATTTTAATGCTTTTAATGACTTTATTTTGACGATTTAAGGCAATAACATAGAAATGCTCAACAAATAAGTTTTGAAGGGTGTGGCGCGTGGTAATGTAATCAAATAGCTGCCTTGAAGATTGCACCTTCATAGCAAGGTCAAAATCTGCCGCTCTAAATCTGTTAGAAAGTTCATGAACGTGTTTAATAAATTCAGAAGATACAAGGGCTTCATTTGGCTTTGGTTTGTAACCAATAAGCGCGGCAAGTTCAATGTCTGATAAATGCGCTGTTCCGTAGCTTTCAGCGCGTTCTCTTAGTTCTTTAGTTGCTTTCATGCTTATGCCTCCTTATGTGTATCTTCGTGAATAAATAAGGCAGCAACGCCAACGCTAAGTACAACGGGAAATAAAAAAAATGATTCACCGCTAACCATTGCCATTGCTAGCATCAACGCGGCAGCAACGGATGAAAATATAGTTCTCATTTTCATGATAATTATCTTTTTACGATGGTTATATGTGAAGATTGAGAGGCAAAGCAAACCATTGAACGGCTGCTATCAGGGTAAGAGTTTACAAGCATCTTGGCTTGTTCAAGGCTTAAATTTACTCTTAAAATTTGTCTTCTGCCTGACTTGCGGAAAACCTTAAAAACCTTGTAAAGTGTTGTGTTCTGTGTGTTCATATTGTTTTGTTTTGGTATCACAAATATAGACAATAGTCTATACTATGCAAGCGCTAAATATTACAAAAACAAATATTTTTGTAATAAAAACACAAAACACTAATAATCAGGCCGATAAATTTAATAAATGTTACAAAATAGTGTCGTTTTGCATCAATAGTTCTATTCTATTGTTGAATATGGTTATTGCATTGTCATTGATTAGCTTGATAACCGCATAAATACTGGGGGTTAAAGACCATCCACCGCCTTGGTGCTTATAAACTATGCCTATCTTACGGAGTAATACTAATCTGCCCACATTTATACTCTTTTTGCCATACAAAGAAGTAAGTTGTAAGGTGGTAGGAGGGAAGGGCTGACAAGCCATGAAATAAACAAACTGAAATGATGACTTTATAAGTTCGTGATGTTTATCTGCCTTGTCAACTGGTAACGCGTCAAAATAGGCTTTTTTTGATTGTTTAATGCTGTCCTGCCACAAATAGATGTATTGAGAAAGATAGACAGAAGAAGAAGACGACAGAAGCAAAGAAATAGGGCAAACCAAACCATCCAAAACCCCACGCTCTTGCACGTTGTCCTCAAAATGGAAATAATTTTTTGGGATTTTTTGGTTTAATCTATTTGTTGTCAAGGGTTTACGAGGCAAAACTTGAAGTTTTACATTAGGTTTATTTGTCTGTGTGTCCATAAAAAACAAACATAGGCAATGGTCTAGAAATATCCTAATTTGGCAAATCAGGGTATCAAAAAATGCGGGTTTTGACTGCCTAAGTTATTGATATTCATTCGTGGAACGTGCTATTGTCTTGGCAATATGTTCCACGCTAATGTGCAATGTCTGTCTAATGGGTGTTAGATTGTCCTCATAACTATTATTATGTTAAGTAGATATTTTTGGATGGTGTGAAGGATTTCATCCTATGGGGTTATGCTTCTCCCCTCCCCTACTTGCTTTTGTGTGCTTTTGAAGGCGATGGCTATTGATTGCGTTCGTGTTCGATATTGCACACGTTTGGCCTTGAAACTGGGGGTAGGGGTCCGCGATTTCGAGTCGGGCGATTTTGCTTGGACCGGATCAATTTTCATCAAGGTCCACGCCACACGTTTACATAAGGTATGGTTTTTGTAACATTGTTTTTTTGTCATTTATTACAAAATTTGGTAATATTGCGTAATAAATAGTAATAGATATGGGGTTTAAAAAGGGCGAGGTTGTGGTGAGTGATAGGAACCAGGGCAAGCAGTTTGTGGTTTTGCAGCATTTGGGTGATGGTAGGATTTATGTTTACCGGAGTTTGAGTGATGTCGCGAGGGATGCAGGGGTAAGGCCGGGGACGTTGCGGAATTTGGTGAGTAGGGGTGAGAATGAGTTCAGGGGTTATAGGGTGACGAGGGTAAAGAGTTTTGGCGGGATAGAGTTTGGAGTGGTACCGGAGCGTGTGGAGGGGGTTGTTGAGGTGGTGAAGGCAAAGGAGGAGAAGAAGGTTAAGACTTCGGTAAAGAGTTCATTTGAGGTTATGCAGGAGTTGAGTGGATTGCCGAGGATACCTAGTAGTGTTTTGGGTGGTGGCGGTGATGTATTGGATTTGGATTCGGAGTTTTAGGATGGGTGTTGTAAAGCGGAAGGGTTTGGAGCAGAAGGACAAGCATAACTGGAAGGTTTTGTTGCCACGTAATACGGATCAGGACCGGAAGCTGTGGTATTTGTTTAAGGGTGTTGAGGTAAAGTTGGTTGGGAGTTTTGTGAGGCAGGGGTGTTGGTATTACGAGTACAGGGTTGGGGATAGGTATGAGGAGGTAAGGTGTGTGGATTTCAATTTTGAGGCTACGCCTAAATATTAGTTATAGATTTAGTTTCACCTGATTATTGTCTATTAGTTTTTGGTTGAGGTTATTGGCTTTGATACGTTCTTTCCAGAATCGGAATTGAAGGAGGTATGCAAGTTGTCGGATTTCGTTTTCTTTGGCAGTATATGGTGTTTTAGGTTTGGCAGGTTTTCTTTTGTTTTGTACCTGTAATTTGGTTGTTACCACAAGTATTCCTGCGCGATCTGGTATTAGTTCTATAACATCGGGCCTGTATAGGTCTTCGGGTATGGCAAAGTATAGTCTTGATATTTTTTTGCTTTCGTGTTTGTGAGGTTTCTGCAGGTCTTTTTTGACATCAGATTTTGACACCTTGATTTCTATTTCTGTGAAGGTGTTATCCTGTTCTAGGACCAAGATATCACACTCATGGTTAAACATTCCCCAGCTCACGTTGTGGCAGATTACTCTGTTTTGCTTTCTTGCCCAGTGAAGCCAAATCGCTTTTTCTATGTCAGCGCTTCTCATGTGTTTACCTGTTCGGGGTTATCAATAACGGCAACAATATCTCTTTGTGCTATGGCAAAAAGTTCGGATTTACCCATTAAGCTTCTGTGCATATCGTATTCTAGCGGCACATCTCCAAATTTATCGAATACGATATAGCTTCCTGGCTCTACTCTTTGTCCTGGACTAACCTCTTTTCTGTACCTTACTGGTTCTATTGGGCTAAATTCTACCTTACAAACGCTTTGGCTGTTGCGTTTTTTCATGTGTTGTGGTAGTTCTATGCCGGCAACAACATTTCGTTGCACAGGAGAGCAGATATGGTAATGATTTAATCCATAAATTTTATTTGTTTCATGGCAAACCTTTGCATAACATTCGAAATATTGAATGAACAAATAGATTTGATTGGTGTCGGTACAAACAATGGTTTCGTCAAACTTTGGGTCTAAAATCTTTGAACCTTCATGATAACTGAATATAACTCTGTCACCTACTTGTAGGTATGGAACACTAAGGTAATGATTGTGATTCCAATGCGGTGTAGGGTTAAATGAAATTACGGAACCTGTTACTGGGGCGTGTTCGTTGTAATTGAATGTAGGGTCAAAGTATAACTTTTTGTCGCCAACATTTATTTCATCGACTCTGCGATCTGGTGCTACCAATACTTTTCCAACCCCAGGTTTAAGGCTTTTGATTTGCTTTTGATTTAATTTTATCATGATTTTAGGTGATTAATTGTTAAAATACTTTCTGAATACGTTTGTTGCTCTTATGTTTAGGTAGCTAAAGTAAAACTCAAAACATTCAAAGCCTAATTCATTCATTTTTTTAGCGGCAGCTAGTGTTCTTTCAAATACTACTGGATTAAAGTCTTCGTGATTTACGTCCTCAATAATTGATTTGATATGGTATTTCTGCCCAAAGTATTCTAATTCTACTTCAAAAGCTTCTGTGAATACTAGGTCCGTTAAAGACATATTCCTTTTCTTTTCTTTGTAGTAGTAGTGCTCAAATCTTTTTATTGTTGAAACAGCTTCATCATTTAGGAGAGTTAATTTACCATCATCAGGTCTTGTTCTGGATTCCAAAACAAAACCGCGGACGTAGTCAGAAGCGGTTTTTTGTTTTGGGGATATAGGGGTATTATTATCTGTGTTTATATTTGGTTTAATATATGGTAATGGTGGTTCATTTTGAACTATGTTAATTTCATCCTGAACTATGGAGATTTCATTTTGAGATTTGCTATTATCCATTTTGGAAAGATTAGTGAACTCCGGTTCATTTATGCAAAACCAAAGAGTTTTATCCCTTTTATCATCATTGAAATTACCCTTTAAAATCTTTCCTGCTTTAAACAATTCGTCTAACCTCCTCCAAATAGTTGTCCTGCTCATGTAAGGAAAAAGAATTGTAAAAGCTTCTGCAGAATTGTAAGTCCACACCTTGCCTTCAAAAATATTTTTTTGGTTAGCCTTATTTTTTCTTAACCAAAACCTAATGTTGTTTAGAAGAATTGCGGATTCAATACTAAATTCTTTCGCCTCCTCTGTGTTAAACATGTGAAATTCTTGCTTATTCATTTGTCGTGCTATTTTTTAAGTTTTGAAATTCTTTAACTATTTCTTCTGAATAATTAAACCACTCTCCTCCAATATTTAGGTTCTTGTACTTTAATTTAAGTTCTTTTTCTAAGTGAGAAAGCCCATTGAAAGAATAAAGAACTTTTGTTGGAAGAGTTGATGCCAAAGAAATATCTTTAGCCCTTTTTAATGGATTACTGCTTATTCCTATTTTAAGTAATTTACTAGGCTCGCTTATAATTAGATATAAAGAATCTGGAGGCGTAAGATTAGATTTATATTTTATCAATCCCTTTTTTTCCAGCTTTTTTAAAATCCTGTAAACCGTATCTTGCTTCATGTTTGCTTCTTTAATGTGAGGCATAACATCTTTAACAGCAATAGGCTCTCCAAGCTTTTTAACTAATTCTAAAAAAAATAATTCTGTAATTGAAATTTTTTGTTCTTTAATCTTTGACAAAGATTTTTCTACTTGTATTTCCATGATGCAACAATAATCTTAATTCGGATATATTGCAAGGATTATTTTCCGATATTATTGTTTTTTTGTAAAAAAAATTAAGCCACCCCTCTCCCACGTTCCCAAAGGGTCCACAGAAAACCCAACGTGTTCAAGGAATGGCTTAATTTAAAATATCTTTTCATTCGTGGTTTTTGCTTTGGGAAGCGGGTCAAAAATAACCTCTTGTATTTTATTTGCAAAAAAATATTAATTTTGAGGATAAATTATTATTGACATGGCAGGAGGAAATACACCAATAAACAGAATTGCCGGAGCATCGCAAAGTAGAATTATAAAGACAGGAGAAACTTTTGAAGGCGCTGTATCTAGCTTTATTCCTAGAGAAGACACTGTCATTGAAACTTTGAGGGAGAAGGTTATTTTAAACCAAGAAGAAACAGAAGTTAATGTTATAGGTGACGATATCGTAACCGTAGTTGGAGCAACAACTCTTTTTACAGGTACCGGACAAAACATTGATGGCGAAACCTTGCATGCAGGAGAAATTTATGTTCCAAGGTTTGGTTGTTTTACAACAATAAGACCAACATCTGGTAGCGTTGTTGCCTATCTTTTATTAAGCACAAAGGATTTGAATAAAAAAATTAACGACAACATATAATGCCAGGCAGAGGAATAGGTATTTCAAAATTTTTAAGACAGACTTTTACGTCTATAGTTTCTGTTGTTTGGAGGTGGGGCGACAATGCCGGAACTGAAAAATGGGGTGACAACGGTGGAACAGAAAAATGGGGTGATAATCTTTAATTACACATAAAATGGCAAATTTATTAAATCAAAATATTCGAGGCACAAACAATTATAAAGGCATTTTAAATCTTGGTTCAAGCATTGGAACGCCATTGCCGGGAGCAGGAAGCGCAATGATTTACATTACCGATGGTACTGGTGCAAATTTGCCTATCCAAGTTGCTGCAGATAAGTTAAGGTTTGATGTAAATGTAGGTATTGGAGGCGATCCTTCTGCAAGTTATGGTTTATGGGTTCAGTCAAGTAGTGGAACCGTTTTAGCTAACAGGTACCATTTTGCGGCAGATAGATACTTAGACTCTAATGGAGTTGTATTGCCTACTGGAGGAACTCATACTGTAACAATAAATTCAGTAAATCATTTCCAAGTCAATGCTACAAGAGTATTAGCAAACAATAGCATCGGTTTTGGAACGGCAGGAACACCACCTGCTATTGGCGCAACATTACTAGGGACAACTTTTGCAAGTAATGGAGAGTACGTTAGACTATTTAGCGGCCACAATAGTTCTTTTGCTACCGCTAGTTATACATTTTTTGCCACAGACAGAACTTTTAGTACAGCACCGACAGGTTCAGTAGCATCAATTATTGACATTCCTTCTCATATTTTTGGAATAAGTAATGCTGCATCTAAAACTATTAATTATAGAGGTCTTAGCCTTGCTTATACTATTAACAATACTCTTCCTGCTATAAACGTGTCTAGCGGATTGACAGTAGGAGAAACATACATAATTTTAACTGTAGGCACAACAAACTATACTGCAATAGGCGCAGCTTCTAATACTGTTGGTTTAGTATTTACAGCTACAGGCGCAGGAAGTGGTACAGGTACAGTAGCTGTTGCTGCAACAGGTTTTGCATCTGGTATTAGAATAGACGCTACATTAACTAACCTAAATGGAATGGTTAATAGAGGATTTATGTATAATGTAAATGGAGTATCTTCAAATACAAGAACTATAGGTATTCAATTAACTAATCCTGCCGCAGCCACATCAGGAAATCAACAATTTAGTCCTTCAATTATACTAGAAGGTAATGGTTGGAAAACAAATGCTACTGCTGCAAGTCAAAAAATAACTTATGAGATTTATTTAGCTCCTGTTCAAGCGGCTTCAAATCCTGTACCTCAATTAAACTTTGATACATTATTTAATGACGGAACTGCATTAGCTAGAAATACAGTTTTTAGCGTAGGTGGAACGACAGGTATTACATACAACCCACAAGTTCCGGGATTAAATCCACTAATTACAATGGGGGTTGTAACATTAAGTTTTGCAGGAAATGCTTTTAATGCAACTGTAGGTGGACCAACAACATTTAATCCAAATGCTTTTATTTTAACTTCAATTAGTGCTTGGACAAATACAAGTACAGACAGAGCAGGTTTTAATATGAATATAAGTTTTGCTCCTACATCTGGAAATGCTAACTTTTCAGCTTTTGTTTATAGTGGAACTATTAATCAAACTGGCGGTGCAAATGGTATTACAAGAGGATTATGGGTTGCACCTTTAATTGGTGCTACTGTAAATGTTTCTAGTGGACTAACAGTAGGTCAAAGATATACAATTGCAAGTATTGGAACTACAGACTTTACATTAATAGGGGCTTCATCAAATACTGTAGGCGTTGTATTTGTAGCTACTGGAGCTGGGTCTGGAACGGGAACAGTAACAATAGGTACTGCCCCAGATTTTAGAGCAATAGATGTAGAACAAGGTAGAGTGTTTTTGAAAAATTTAAGAACAACAGCAGGAAGTCCTGGAGAATTATGGAACGATGGTGGAACAATTAAAATATCTTAATAAATGATACAAGCAAAAGGAATAATTGTGGGTAGCAATGGGATTGCTAAATACACAGATCCATTAATTAATGTTGATTACGCAAGTCCAGATAAATTTATAGGGTTAATAGTAACAGCAGAAATTGGGGAGGTAAAAGAAAAAACTCAAAACTATTCAGTATTTGAGGAAAAGGAAATTGTTAACCCTGAAACAGAGGAACTTGAAACAGTTAAGGTAGAAGTACCTAAAACAGAAACTATCAATTATTGGGATAAAGCTGATACTATTGCTTCTTTTACAACAAAAGAAGAAGACCCAAGTTTTACAACATTACAAAATCAAATGTTAACTAAACTAAAAGAAGCATATCCAACAGTTCAATTTGAAATCGTTTAATTTACAAAATATGAAGTTAGATTTAACCAAACAATTATTTGACTTAGAAGGTAAACCCGCAACACAAACAACTGTAACAGGTTACAACAAAGATGGCTCTCCAAAAGAAGTTATCGAAGTTCCATTAACACTAGCATTAGTGTTAAAAACGGCATTAAACTTTGTTCCAAAAGAGAACGGTCCAGAAGTTGACGTATTGGTAAAAAGAGGGCATTGGATTATTTCAATTACTAAAAATGAATGTCCTGATTTTAAAGTTGAGGATTTAACCGAAATTAAGCAGCAATGCAAATTAGCTGGATTTAATCCTATTGTTTTGGCCCAAGTAGATGCTTTAATAGAAGGTAAATAATCATGTACGAAAAATATCTGCCACTTGTTATTGCGGGAATAGTAGCTTATTTGGCTCCTATTTATACCTCACTTTTATTTGTTGGCAGCCTTGTGATGTTTGATTGGGTGACTGGAATGATAAAAGGCTCCAAAAAAGGAAATTTTAATAGTAGATCCATGATAAAGAAATTTTATACTGGTTCTGCCTACCTAGTTGCTTTAATGATGGTTCGAGCGTGTGAATTGTATTTTGCAGACGAAAGCAATATTCCATTAGTAAAGCCATTGGTAGCCATAATTGCCCTAACAGAATTGCAGTCAATGAGAGAAAATATAGAAGCAATTACTGGCACAGATATTTTAAAAGGATTATTTAATTTCTTGCAACGAAAAAGCAATGAAGGTTAGAATAAACAAAAATTGTCACTTGGCCTCAAATCAATTTACTGGTTTGAGGCTAAATCTTTTTGGTACCGGAACCATGGCCGCAATGATTAGTTTTGGTAAAGATGCTATTTACGAAACCAAAGATGTGGTTAACCAAGACGATTGGAATAAATTGTTTGGCGCAAGCTGGGGATTGTTTCCATTGGCAAAGCAATTCCAAATGAAAATCAATAGCAGCCGTTGGTCATGGAGATGGAAACCGGAGTTGGAGTGCTTTCAAGTTGCCCCATACGTCCACCAAAACGGAATGACTATTTGGGCTGAACTAGGAAATTTTCCTATAATAAACCTAAAGGTTGATGAAAAAATATTTTTAATAGTTAACCCACAGCAAGACAAGCAAATTGTAAATTTTAGGTATTCTAAAAGTATAAGGTCATCATTTTTACACACTTACCCTGTAATAGACGATTTCCAAACCTTTTCTTTTTCACAAAGTATTCCAAGTCTAGCAGGCTTTTCTGCCCCAGGATATTTTGGAGGAGATGAAAAAGCACCAAAACAAATTATATATTCGTTTGAAAAAGTAAACGCATGGATAGGATAACATTAGACCGTATTAAAACCGCTCACCCTGCAGTTAGGTTTGAGCTGGAAGAAATGTATAAGGAAATGTGCGTAGTATTATCTGGCCGTATCAGGGTTAGATTTACTAGAGTTTATTCTACTTATGCAGAACAAGATGAATTGTTTGCGCAGGGCAGAACAAAGCCTGGCAAAATAGTTACTAGAGCAAAAGGAGGCAGAAGCTACCACAATTTTGGATTAGCTTTTGATATTTGCCTATTAATTGACAGAAATGGAGATGGCGTATTCGAAGAAGCTAGTTGGGATACTAGATTAGATTTCGACAAAGACGGAAAAATAGACTGGCAAGAGATCGTTACCATTGCCAAGCAATATGGTTGGGAGTGGGGAGGCGATTGGGCTTCTTTTCCGGACGCACCGCATTTCCAAAAAACATTTGGATTATCGGTTGTTGTTTTGGACCAAAGGGTTCGAACAAAAAATGTAATTCAAGGCACTAATTACCCAAAATTATCAAATTAAATTTTTACACAGATATATGAAAATGCTAGCAGACAGAGTTCTGGTACGTCCAGATCAAGCAGAATCAAAAACGGCATCAGGAATTTTTATTCCGGATACTGCCAAAGAAAAAACCCAAACAGGAGTTGTTGTAAGTTGCGGTCCAGGTAAGTCAAAAGACGAGCCTATTCAGATTAAAGAAGGCGATAAAGTTTTGTTTGCAAAACACGCGGGTTCTTCAATCAACTACAATTCGGAAGATTATTTAATCATGAGGGAGGCAGACGTATGGGCCGTATTACAATAGTATTGTTATTTGCTGTTTACTTTTTTGGCTGTGGGGTTAGAAAGACCCCCTGCCAAAGAGCGCAAAAGATTTGTCCTAGTCACGATTCTATTGCCATTAAAGATTCTATTAGGATAAAGGATTCCATATCTGTTAAGACCGTATTGAACATTAAAGATTCAGTAGTTATTAAAGATAGCTTAGTTGTTCAACAAAGTTTGCCATGCGTAGATGGAGCCAAAACAAGAATTGTAAGAGGAGGAGATGTTTTTGATGTATCTGTTAAAAACGGAATGATAGACTTAAAAGTTAACTTACAGGGTTCAGTAAGCAGATTTAGTTCTAAGATTAAAGAGCAGGAAACCACAATAAAAAATTTAACTTATAAGTTAAGCACCAAAGAAAAGGTTAAAACATTGCCTCCAATTGTTAGAGTCATAACGCATACCCCATGGTGGATGAAGGCATTGGCTTTTATTGGAGGAGTTTCCATATTTTTATTTTTAGGCAAAATGGCTATTAATAAACTTGCCGATGGAATTTGATTTTTCTAATCTAACATTTAGAGTTGACACATTAAAGGGTAATCAAGACCCTTTTTTGGTTTTTGAAGGTTTTAATAAACACCAAGAGTTTTATGCTGTATCTTCATTGCCAAGAAAGAATGTATTAAAATATATCATATATTTCTATGACCCAAATTCTCCTATACTAGAAGAGGTTAAAGATGCCTTAAGAGCCAAACTAATTTCTGCCGAACTTGCCGGGTTTAAAAAAGAAAATGGAAAATTTTCGGAGAATGTAGAAAAAATGATTGTTTGCGAGGATCCAATAATCAATGAAATGATTTGTAGGTACCTGATAATGACAAATGATATTCGTTGGCAGAAATATCATGTATTAATGCAGGTTTATTATAGAGCCTCAAAAGAATTGTTGACTGGAGAAAAAGATTCCATAAAAACATTAACCGAAGCAGAAAAAGAATTGTTGGCTACAAGAAATCAAATTATAAAATCTGAAAGTTCAGATGTTTTAATTAGAAGACTACAACGATACTACTTGGAAGAAAAGGTAGAATTAACACCGGAAGAAATTGCCATAAAATTAAGAGAAAATCCTAGTGAGTTACCTGTCTGATTTAATATCAAGATATAAAGATGAAATCGACCCAAAAACACTTGTCACCTATAAAAGACCCGACAAGTATGTTATTTTAAACAGGGGAGATGAAGATTTGCATGAGATATGGATTGAGTTGCCTCAACCTAGAGAGGAGTGGAATGTTCATACAATAAACCACAATTTTGTCAAAATAAAAATGCCCGAACTCCATGAAATGGTTAACTGGGGTTTACCTGCATTAGAGCAAAAGTTTGTAAAGGATGAAATGCCGGAACGACTTAAAAGGTTAATTTTTGAAGAAGAAAATAATTCAGACAGGATTTGGGATATTTTAAAACAAAATTCAGGAGTTGATTGGTATGATGAAATTGTTTGGATAAAAAGAGCCATTAAAAAAAGGTTTGTTGGGGAATGGCAGTTTATAAAAGGAAAGCCCACATACATAGATGGGTGGCATTATACCTATCTAAATTTTTGGTTGTTTGCAGACCTTACACCACCTGATTACAGGGATAAAGATAGAAGATGGTATCATGCCGTAAAATACGCTTACACAACGTCTGAAACGCCTGTTTTTGATGAATACGGAAGAATGGTTTACGAAGAAACCATTTATGGCAAAAAACCAAAAACAAAAGACGTTGGCAAAAGAACCATGCTTGGATATCAATATCCAAAAGGCAGAAGGGATGGAGCAACAAACAAACATTTGTGCGCTCAATACCTTGAAACAATTTATAAAGCTGGTATAGAAAGTGGAATAATTGCCGATACAGGAGATAAAGCCGGGGAGATTTACGACACAATACTTTTGCCTGGATGGAGAAGGATGCCATTCTTTTTCAAACCAATGACTGGTGGATATGACGACCCTTCTGCCGGATTAGAATTTAAACCTCAAAAGAATAAGAACCAAACAAAAGCTGACAAGGACAGCGTTAAAAACAAAGCATTAAGGTCTAGGATAACTTATTCAGACAAGGCAAGTGGTTCATTTTACGATGGTTTAAAGCTGTATTGGTTATTGGCAGACGAGGGAGGAAAAACAACTGCAGAAAAAGTAGATGCAAGACACAAGGTATTGCTGCCATGTGTTGCGCAAGGAAATAGGGCCGTTGTAAACGGATTTATAGGCTATCCTTCAACCGTTGGCGAAATGACCAAAAAGGGTGGAGATTCTTATTTTAGACTATCAAAACTTTCGCATTGGCAGACAAGAGATGCGTTAGGGCAAACACCTAGCGGATTAATGAATTTCTTTTTTCCTGCATGGGATGGTTTGGAAGGTTATGTTGATGAATATGGTGATACGGTAGTAGAAACACCTAAAGTTCCTGTAAAAGGCGTAAACGGAAAATTTATAACCGTTGGTTCTAAAGTTGCCTTAAAAAGCCAAAGAGATGCCTACATAAAAGTTGGAGATATTGATAGTTACAATGAAGAGGTTAGACTATATCCAGTTAAATTTAGAGAGTGTTTTAGAACAAAGGATGGTGAAATAGGATTTAACTCCAAGATAATAGAAGACAGGATTGATGAACTTAAGTTTAATCCTCCAGAACTTAGAATTGGAGATTTTGAATGGGTAGATAACATATTTGGAGGCAAAGTTGAGTTTGTAGAAAAAAGCGATGGCAGATGGCATGTAACAAAACTTATACATCACAACAACAAAAGAATTTTCAACGGATTTCATTTTGAACCAGACCCAAGATTTTCAGAAGAATTTACTCATGGAGGCGACCCATTTAAGGCCAACAAAACAGAAGGTAAAAGAATGTCATTAGGTGGTGGTTCCATATTTTGGAATTACGATGAAAGAATAGATCACAACATTCCTGTTAGTCAATGGTCCAGTCACACCACCGTAGCAACATATTTGTATAGGCCAGGTACCTTAACAGAATATTGTGAAGACCAATTGAAAGCTGCCTTGTATTACAATGCTATGTCATACCCTGAAATTGACGTTCCCGCTATATGGCATTATTTTGATGAAAAAGGTTTCGGAGGCTATATGAAATATGATATTGACCCTGCCACTAAAAAACTTAAAAATACTCCAGGATTTACAAGTAGGGGTAGCCAACAAAAGCTATTTAATTCTGTAAGAGATTACATAGAAAAGCATGGCCACAGAGAAAAGCATATAAGATTTATGCAGCAATGTAAGGATGCAGGAAGTATAGAAGATTTTACAGATTTAGACTTATTAGTTGCCAATGGTGGCGCTATTATGGGCAGCCAAATAGTATATTTGAATGAAGAGCAGAAGAAAAGTGCAGAACGAGAAAAAACAACTGATAGACAAATCTTTGTAGAAAGAGAGTATAATGATTAATTTTGAAACATTATGGCAAACAATAAAGCAGTTAAACCCGATTTCCTTTATAAAGATGAAGAGTATATAGGAAAGGCATATACGTTTCCTTCTGATGATGTTGACCCGGAAGTAAAAAAAGGTCCTGAATGGTGTATGGCATGGGCAAAAGCCCTGTATTCAAAAATGCTAAATAACCAGTCTTATGTTAGCGTGGATAGAATGATGCGATTTGAATTGCTAAGACTTTATGCCACAGGAAACCAACCTACCGATAAGTATAAAGACTTTTTATTGAAGTCAAATAATATATCTAACAATGCCAATAGAAAAGGGTATTACAATGTGGATTGGTCCATATTCTCGCCTATGCCTGCATACTTATCAAAAGTAATTGGAAGGTTAGAGCAACAAGACCATAAAATAACTGTTTCTGCCATAGACCCAATTTCAGGTGTAGAAAGAGAAAATGAAATGTGGGATAAGTATTTTGAACTGCAATTTGGAAAGCAAGAAGAGGCCATTAGAAAAGCTGCCAAAATACCAAACAAAGATTCAGGCACAAAGTACGTTCCTTCTAGCATGGAAGAATTAGAAGCATTTAACAATGCAGGAGGATTTAAACTAAAGCATGAGGTAGATTTTGAAAAGGCATTGTCATATACTGATTACATAAGCGATATCGAAGACGTTAGAAGGAGATATTATTTTGACATGCTTGCCATTGGTTGTGGAGCATACCTAGACTTTGTCGATGTAGATGGAGTAGAAAAATACGAATACCTAGACTTTGCTAGAGTTATTATAGATGGAAACAGAGAGGTAGGATTTAAGAAGAGTCGCTTTTGGGGATACTTAAGATTTGAAACAATAGCAAATGTTAGAGCAAAAACAGGATTGCCTGAAAAAGAATTGGTAAAGTATTGCCAAAAATATCAGGAGTTTTTTGGAAATCCTGCATTTATATGGGACCAAATGCAAGCCGACATGACAAACATTTACGACCCTGTAACAAATACTTATGTTTACGACAATTACCTTGTTCCTACCGTACAATGCGAAATGTTAAGCAATGACATAAATTACAGAACCAAAAGAACAACAAAATACGGAACAACTATTTATGGCAAATCAGACTGGGGCAAGGTTTGGGATACTCCAAACAAAAAGACCGTTGTTAGAAACATTCCAAATGTTTATAAATGCACATGGATAATTGGTTCCGATATCTGCTATGATTATGGCCTGCAAAACGATATTCCAAGAGTAGGTCCTAAAAGAGTTCCTAGGCTAAGTATTCATGCTGACGCATTGCCTGGAAAGTCTATGGTTGAAAGATGTATTGGACCATTAGACCAAATAGAATTGGCATATTTGAAAATGCAAAACGCGATGGCTACTGCCGCTCCAAATGGTTTGGCAATAGAGTTTAATGCGCTAAATAACATAAACCTTGGAAATGGAGATTTAAAGCCTATTAACCTTATCAATATATACGAAGCATCCGGAAGAATGGTCTATAAAGCTACCACTCACAATGGAAAGTATAATATGTATCAAGGCAAGCCAATTGAAAAATTGGAAGGAGGTATAGGCCCATTATTTAACGAATTAGTTTCCACCTTTGAAATAAACTTTAATTTCATAGCTGAACTTTCTGGAATTGATAGGCTTTCTGCCGTTGCTCCAAAAGGAGGAGAGGTTACTGCCACAGAAATAAATCAAACCATGGCCTCCGCATCCGATGTTATTCAGGGTGTAGTTAAAAGCTGGGAAAAAGTTAGAGAAAGTGGCGCCAAAAACGCTATTGAAAGAATAAGGCAGCAAGTAAAATACAGAGAGGGTTATGATGTTTACTACCCGATATTGGGTTCTGCCACAATAGAAAATTTCAAAATAAGCAGAGAGTATGCTGACAGGGCTTATGGAATAAAAATAGAGGTTATTCCAAATGGTGCTTATGCCCAAACAATGCTACAAACTCTTGGAGAAGCATTAAAACCTGGAAAGGATGGTGAAAACATTTCTGCAGCAGACTACCTAATGATTAGCGAAATGGTATTTAGAGGCATGCTTAAACAAGCTAGGATGCTTTTGAATTACAGATTAAACCTAAGAAAAGAAGAGGCAAGAAAAATTCAGGAAGAAAACATTAGGTTAACTGGAGAAGAAGCTAGAAAAACAAATGCCGAAAAAGCCGCATTTGAAGCACAGAAGAGAAAGGATGAATTGATGAAGGAACTAATTAAAGGATTGTTCCAAATGCAAGCAAACGATCTAAACGAAACCTCAAAACTACAAAACGAGGTTTTAAAGACTTATTTGATACCTCAACTTAGTCAAACCACACAAACTCAACAATAAATTTGGATAAATCTAAACTAACACTTTAAATTTGCATATATATGAACACAGAAAACGATGATTTTTATTCAGAATTAGGAGGATTTAAGCCTGCAGATGGTGGTGAGCCCGGTGGTTCTAGCCAACAACAGCAGCAGCAATCTCAACAATCGCAACAGGCGCAAACCCAACAAGCACAATTGCCTTCTCCAAAAGATTTTTTTGGTGAAAATTTTGATGTTGCCGATAATTGGGATGAATTAAAAACAAAAATCCCTGATTTTGTATCAAAAGCCAGAGAATACGAAACCAAACTACAAGAAATTGAAGACTTGAAATCTTTAAATTCTAACCCATTCGCTAATGAAACCATAGCAGGTTTCAACGAGTTCGTTAAAAAAACCGGAATTAATGATTTCCAAACCTTTAATTATGTAAAGGGTTTACAAGCGGAAACTGCCGACCCAATTGAGATAATGGTGGCCGACAGAGTTCTTAAAAATCCTGAACTGATAGGTAAGGAGTCTATTTTACGGAAAGAAATCGAAAGACAGCATGGGCTAGAAGACAATGGAACGCTTAGTCAAGACGAAATTGATGTCAAAATGATTGAGTTGAAGGAAAGGGTTAAACCGCTTCGCGAGATGCTAAAGCAGTACCAAGACCTTAAATTCTCTCCGGTATCAAAAGAGTCGATTGAAACCGCTGTTAACCAAAGATACGAGTCAACAAAGCCTCAAATAATGAAGGCGATTGCCGACATTAAAGCTATTCCGATTGAAGCAGCAGACAAAGATGGAAAAGTGGTTAAAGTCATGGATTTTGCCATTCCGGAAGAGTTTATTGCTAAGTCGGCAGAAAATATGTCAAGGATAATCGCAAAACAAGGTATAGATGTTACGGAACAAACTCTTCCTAACATTAGAGCCGCTGTAATTAACAACGCTATTACCGAGAATTTCAAAACAATTATCCATGCCGCAATTAAACAACGCGAGCAAGAGATAGTTGAACAATTTGAGATTGAACTTGATAATCCAAGCGCTTTTAAAAGCAGAAATTCTGGAGAACAGCCGCGAGGCAAATCCGCTAAGAGTTTTGAATCACAATTATTCGAAGATTAAAATGAAAAAAAATATCTTATTCGCGCTCATTGCGCTAATTATGGCAAGCTTTGTCTTTGCCGCTCCAATTTCGGCTAGTTATGAAACCGATTTAGGTGCCACAGCCTTAACCACATTTGTTGTATTAGGCTTTTTCTCTATTTCAGGTGCTTTACCTGTAAATGCTTTAGGTTCAAACCCTACTGCCCCGGCCATTACTGCCGACTATTTCAACAACTACATAACCACGTTAGACCTTAACGCTAGAAAAGTTTTACCTCAATTGTATCGTAGGTTCGGTACGCAGGGTAAAGAATTTTTCGACACCATTCACGCATTAGGTTTTGTAAGGACAGATGGGGTTGATATTTTGGAACATTACGAAGAAGAATGGATCTGGAACACGTTTACTTCTTTAAGCCAAACAGCAACAGGTGGAGGCGCATATACTCCTACTGTGAATACGGCTTGTAGATTTACATTAGCACCGGAGTCTGTAACTTCTGACAACAAGTATTTTCCTCAAATCGGTCATGCGGTATTATTCCCTAATGATATTTTAGGTGTTATCACAGCTATCAACGTAACTACTCCTAGCGCTCCGATTTTAACGGTTGCCCCAGTAGATGCGACAGATACAATTCCTGCCGTAGCTGCAAACACTAAGTTAGCGATTATTACTTCTTATGCTTCGGAGGGTAGTGGACAGCCAAGTTCTATCTTACAAGGTGTTTACAAATGGCAAAACTCTTCACAAACCATTAAATCAAAGCGTAAAGCTTCTGGACGTGAACTTGCCACCGAGTCATGGATTCAATCAGTAGATGGTGAGCACGTAGGAACTTGGGCAAATAAAGGTTTCTTAGACCTAGAGTATGAGCAACAATTAAAAATCCAAGGCGCTTTCTTATCAGGTAAGGTAGCTACAAGTACATTAGCCGTTGATGGTAACAACGCTAACGCATCCTTAGTTGGAGAAGGTACTAGAGGTTTAATTCCTGAAATGAACCTTAATTCAGAGTTTTATCCATACACACCAGGAGCATGGGAAATGCAAGATTTCTATAACTTCTCTAAATTAATGAAGAAGAAATATACAGATAGATATGCTGCATTTTTCGTAGGTCTTGACTTAGGACAAGAATTAGATCAAAGCTTGTTCGAAACCAACAAAGATACCGCAGCGGTGTTTATCGAAAGAGCGCAAGCCCATTTATTTGGAAACATGGATGATGATGGCAGACAAACAGAAATGGCCATTGGATTCAAATACGTTACCGTTGATGGCTTTACTTTCTGTATTAAAAACGTAGATGCTTTCTATCATCCAAAACTATATGGTGCAGATACCTATGACTATAATCAAAGAGGATTTGTTATTCCATTAGCAAAACGTAAAGACCCTAAAACCAAAAATAGCATACCTACAATGGGTATTGTTTATCGCGGCCTTGGTGGTTATAGCCGTAGAATGAAGGTTTGGGAAACCGGCGCAAATGCAAGACCTTACTCAACAGACGAAAATGACGTTCGTAATGTAAACATGATGTGTGAGTTTTTCGCAGAGTTTTTCGGTTCAAACCGTTTTATCAATGTAAGGCCTCAATAGGTTGTATCTTCATATATCGTTTATTTTTCAATTTGGCCGGGGAAACCTGGCCATTTTGTTTTTATAAAATTATAATTACATTTGTTGCGGCAACAAAGTTGTTGGATAAGTCACACTAAAAAGTGTCCGGCTTGTTTGTTCGAATCAAACCTTTAAATAAAAATATGCCACTATTAAAAAACGGTGTTCCTTACACCTTAACTGATGCTGACAAAAGCGCGATAAGGAAAAAAGTTGGAAATAAATTTCCAGTAAAATTCAAAATGGTTCCAGAACTATTTCGTCCAGACCCAGTAAACAAGGGTAGGATTATTAGGCCTCCAGGAGTAAATATTGTAACAAAAAGTGTTGTTACTCATGAAGACGAATTTGTCACATGGGTTTATGGAAGAACATTTAAGAAGGATAAAAACGGAACTTTAACAAGTTCAGATTCCATGATTAGCTTTGAAGTCGAAATGACAGTAGGTTCAAACAGAATGGATTTTTTGTTTTTCTTATTGAATTGCTGCCCTATTTTAAAAGGAAGTATTCATGCCACTCCAAACACAAGAACAATGTTTATGTTAGAAAACATTGAGGCTGAAAGCGCTGAATTTGTAGATAGAGAAAAGAAAGAAGCAGCAGCTATTTGGTTTATTACAGGTGAATGGACCGAAAACAAGGTTAGAAAGGTTGCCGCAGCAATGTCTATTCCAAACGCATTAGACAAAAATTTGATTGGCATTTCGCAAGTACAAGCAACATTAGTTTCATTGGTTAAAAAGAGTCATGGATTAAATGCTTTTATGGAGATTACTCAATCCGAAATGGAAATGGACATTAGAGCCAAGATTCAAGAGTTGACTGATTTGAATTTAATTAATTTCAGCGATGCCTGGTATTTCTTAAGCTTTAATAAAGACCAAAGCAAGTACGAAATATCTTCAAAGATTTGCGATGTCATTGTTGGAAAAAGCCCAATGGATTCGCTTATCTATGTATTAAAAACAGATAAAAATAAGTGGGAGCAGTTTAAATCTTACAACTCTTCTGATGAAACAGAAGAGCCTAAAACTACTACCAAGAAAAAGCCTTAAAACTTAGTGTTTTAATTTGCCATGTGATTATACAATAAAGCATCTCCAATAGGGGGTGCTTTTTTGTTTTAAAAAACATTAAATTTGTTGAAACAAAAGCAAATTAAAATGCAAAACCAAGACATAAATTTAGCGGTAAAATTTTTATTAGATACCTTACAGGTTCAGTTTACCGACAATACAGACTATGCTGCAGAGAGCATTACTCCTTCAAAAGTAGCAGGTATTATAACCGCAAAAAGAGCCAATTCGGTTTTTCATTCCACAACAAACTATGATGCTCCAGACATTAGCCCAGGAACAAGTTTGGTAGATACGATTTCAGGTCCGGGAAGCAAGCTGCCTGAAAGCATATATAATTTCAAGTACAGTATAAGAGTATTTGATGAAGTAGTTACTGCAGGAGCATCCGGAAGTATGACAAGTTCTGTTAATGTTAGTTTTGCTAGTTCAGATGTTTCATCACAATTAAATGCGTTGATAACTAATTCGAACCAAGTAGCAATTGCCATTTATGATTCCGGAGCAAATTTGCTTGGAATTAGAAACATTGCAGGAAATTTTAGTTTTGGAGCTGGTTCAATATCTGTTCAGGTTCAAGCATTATCAACTTATGCCGATGCAGATTCTTTTAGAATTGTTACATACTATTCAAAAGAATATACTTTCAACTTTTGCAATACATTGCCTGATGTTTGTATAGAAGTGTTTGGAGATTGCCTAAGAGCACAAATAAGCGTTTCTGACAAAACTATTTGGCCTGCAGGGTACAATGTTTCAGACCACCTAATAAAGCTGCAATATCCAAGAAATAAAGCCGGTTCTGCCGTAGCATCTCCAGTTGAAACAGACCAATATTCATTAATTGTTGGACCAAATATTTACACAGGAGGCTACACTATATCTGTTTCAGCAAATGTTTTATACACCCAAGAAGATGGTCTTGTAGTAGAAGGGGCAGTAGAAGGGTTTAAGTATCCAAACATTCAATGCGATACCTCATGGTGCTGTTTAAGGGAGTGTATTGATAGTATTCATGAGAAATATCTTCAAGCATTAAGGGTTGGTTCAAAAGACATGGCTTCTCTTGCTAATCAGTTATTCAATATTAGCATATACAGAATGAGGTATGAACTTGCCGTAGAATGTCAAGACACAGTCGCAGCAAGTAACATATTATCTGCATTAAAAGAATTTATGAATACCTCCGGAGCCAATTGCGATTGCGGTTGTTCAGGAGCAGGAGCAGATGGTGAGCCCGAATTAATAACCCCTTTGTATAGCGCATAATGAAAACTATTTGGGATATATATCAGTTTGTCAATTTCAGATTGAATAAGGATCAATCAGGAAGAGTTTTTACTCCAGAAGAGTTTAACTTGGCTTGTGGTTTTGCCGATTATGAGTTGATGAAACTTAAGTACGGCCTTCCGGAGCAGTATAGGCCCGGCATGCCAATTCCAGCTCAAGGATGGGAAATAACCCAAGAAATAACAGATGCTTTGTCGCACCTGAAAGTTTACATGGGTGGCAGAAATGAAGCACAATTACCAATTGACAAGGATGGATATGCCGATATTCCTGAAAATTATTTACACTACTCCTCAATTGCCTTTGTAGATTACAGCTATGTTTGTGGCGATGAAGAGCAAGACGAAATAAGGGTTCCAGTAGAGGTTGTAAAAGATGGCGATTGGGATACTAGGATTGCAGATGTTTTAATGAAGCCTGACATGGAATACCCTATCTGCAGATTCAATTCAGGGTACATAGAGTTTAGGCCAAGAAAACTAGGTTCAGTAGATTTTACATATTTAAGAAAGCCAAATCCTTCTGTATTGGGTTACACAATTGACGACAACTATAACATTGTTTATAATGAAATTGGTTCAACTCAACCCGATTGGCCGGAACAGATGTATAATGAATTTGCCGTAATACTTTACAATTGGATGGCCGTTAACATTAAATCAGGGGTAAATATTCAAGACGCTCAAAACCGTAAAATACAAGGCTGGTAATCATGAAAAAGAACGAATTAATATCGCTGATTAGGAACAAGTTAACAGGTGGTAATTCAACTATCGCTTCAAATAATAGATATCACCCAAGAGTGGTTGAAAAAAGTATTGAACTAGGTTATGATGCTATTTTACAGCAAATAGTACAGGGTGCAGATAAGTTTGGAGAGTACATTCTGCCTGGTTCAGATTCGATGATAAAAACGTATGTGAAAGACGTTTTATATGATGAAGACAGGGCGCAATATTACATAGACCTTCATGTTGATGATGAAAGGTTTGCAAGACAATTTACATTGCCTAAAAACCAATCTTATTTATTTGCTATCATAGATGCCGTAAGTGAACCTATATGGAACGAGTTAGATGTTAACACTATTGACAATACGATAGGAGTTATGGTGGAAATAGACAGAATATATTTTGACCAAAAATTTCCATCCAATCTTCATCCAACAAAAGTTTTGGCCAAGATTATACCTAACTTTTCTCAATTAAGCCCGGAAGACGAAATAAAGGTTCCGACACAGGCGCTTTACATATCTGCCATGCAATACTGGCAAAATCAAAAGCCAAACGATGATTTAAACGAAAATAAGGAGATGCCATAATGAATTGGGAACAAAACAATCAGGTAATAAGACCGGCTAATGTAGCTGCAGGAAAAACATTAAGGCAGGTTGTAATGAGCACCCTAAATAGGGTTGGCAATTACAGCACGAATGAGTACAAAAGGTTAATGCAAATAGCCATAGAGTGCGTTAGTGAAGAAATTAGACTTTACCATGCCGCAAATGTGGAAGTGTTTTACACCAAGGTAGGAGATTCCGGCATAATCGAAATGCCAAAAGACTGCCTTAAGTACATAAAAATAGGCATTAACATTGGAGGGTTCCTATACATACTATCCGTAAACGAGGATATAATACTAAATAGAGCAACTAGGTGCGGAAGCCCTGTTGACGATATAGTTAGGGGTGGATTATCCGTATTCTCTCCAGTAGATGGCTATTATTTTTCAGAGCATGCAAATCCGCAAGGACAAATTGTAAGTGCCATGTATGGATTAGGAGGAGGTTTTACAAATCCTCAATTCAGATGGGATGATACAGCAAAAAGGTTTCAGTTAGCCGGAACAGCATTGATAGGTAGAGAAGTCATTGTAGAATACCAAAGCACAGGCGTAAGTCCAAATACTATAATTGAGCAGGAATTGATTTCGCCTATAAGAACCTATTTGACTTGGCAAAGGATAGAGAACGACCCTAGAGTTCCTGCCAACGAAAAAGACAGAAAAATGGACCAATATCATAGAGCAATAGAATTGATGCGCACATACAAGAATATGTTTACTATTCAAGAGATATTGGATACAAAATACAGTAACACCTCACAATCTATTAAAAGATAATGCCTGAACAAGAAAGTTTATTTAGAAATGGTTTGGATCTGGACAGCGATTTCAGAAACATAGAGCCGGGTTTTTACTCTTATTTGAGAAATGCCACAGCAAACTCTTCTAGTGCTAGAAACAAAGGTGCAGCAGAGTCTTTAAAGTCGTGGACCAAAGTGACTAGATTTTGGAACGCGGTTACGCAATCATTTACAAATAACTTTCAATTGCCAATAGGCAGTAACAAGTGTGTGGCATGGTGTAAAGACATAAAAAACAATGCTATAATATTTTTCAATATGAATAGTAATGGCTATCATGCCATTTATAGATATTGGAGAAGCCCAATAGGATTAACTCCTTTTATCGAAGCATTGTCTTTATACAGCCCAGGAATACCTCCATTAAATTGGGGTGATGTATTAAATTTCACAAAGAGGTTTCAAAATCCTTTCATAGTAGAAACAGGAAAAGTAATTTCTGATTGGCCGGAAAGAGAACCATTGCATCCTGTTTTTGGGAATGACATACCAGTTCAATTATTGTTTTGGACAGATGGGGTAGATATTCCAAAAAGACTTAATACCGTTGATGTTTACCTTAAATTGCAGGAAGGTGGAAGCTTAGATATAGATAAGTTTTGGATTAGTGTTGGCAAGATTCAGCCGCAAAGAAGCCCCATGCTTTCTTTTCAAAAAGACTTTAATAGGAAGACAAACTTTCTGCCATACAACCATTACCAATTCGCGCTAAGATACAAGTACAAGGATGGAGAATACTCCCCTTTAAGCCCATTTAGCGAAATAAGTTTGTTATGGAAAAAAGAAGGCTTTTACTTAAATTTTGATAGACCAATATCAGGTTCAGACGATTTCAACTACATTTCTGTTTATAGTACAGCGCCAATACATGAAACCGTTGAAAAGGTTGAATGGTTTGTTAGGGAAGGAAATGGAGCAGGTTCGGGAGAAACAAATCCTAATTGGTATAGGTTTGCTGAAATAGATGCCCCAGTAAATTCTGTTAATTTTTACGGAGATGAAGAAACGATCGCATTAAGCGATATCGAAGCCGAAACAAATTTTTATGCCATACCTCAATTAGCTAACCAACAAGAAATAGTTCCAGGAAACCAAGTTTTATATGGAGATATAACCGAGGGTTACAATCCAATTGGAGTGGAAGCTGAAATAGAAGAAATAGAAGAAAGCTTGGTTTTTAATTTTTACCCTGAAAAAATAATAGAGTTAGTGGTTATTGACCCCACACCTCCTTATTTCATATCAATAGTGTCTTCTGTGGCAAGCAGAAGTGTAGGAGATATTGTTTATGGAACATATTCAATCGTTTCTTCTCCGACAGACACAGAAACTTATAGTTGGTCTTATGTTTTAACATCTGCAGACATAGCTTCGTTAAATACTTTTGGAACAAATCTTTCTATTGCTTTAACTAATATTGTTGGAGCCGATATATTTTGGAACTCTGTAAGCAACTATTTATATGGAACATTAGTAAATCCATTGATAGGATATAAAATAAACGACTCTTATGTTTATAGCACAAACAATCCTGAACAAGCATTTAAAGAAGGTGCCACACATAAATTTGCCATAGTTCATTTTGATGAATTTATGAGGCAGGGCGCAACAGAGGTTTTAGGAGAGTTATACATACCATTTGTTCAAGAAAGGTATCCAATATCAGATTCCTATGAATACATTCCTAAGAAGTACGGAGCCAAAATAAACATAACAACACAACCTCCGATATGGGCAAAGTATTTTAAAATAGTCCATAAATGCAACGTAAAAAAATGCGCGTTTTTTACTTTATCGAATATACATTATGTAGATAATGTGATTGAAATAACCGTAGCTTCTTATAAGTTTTTTGTGGAAGGAAATAACCCAACAATTTCTTCTATAAGATTTGGTTCAAAGGGAGTGGTTGATTTTGAATACACTGAATGGGCAGGAAACAGGTTAAGGTTTTTAACGCAAACCCAACACGACAACGATTTGGATGATACCAATAGAATAATTGTGCCTCAATACATAGATGTTCAAATATTGAGTGTTAAATTAGATGGAAGCGGATATCCTGTAATAAGCATTTCAGATTTCGGGTATCCTGCCTCAAAAATAGGTGACAATACTTTATTTGAGGTTTATCAGCCAGGATTTGAACCGGTTTACTTTGAATTGCCAATGAATGAGTATGATTCAGGTATTCAATACGGAGAGATAATTGACCCCGGAACAGAAGCAAGGTCTTATGGATTAGGTTCAGGATTTGAAACCTATGCAGGCAATATTTACAAAAGATGGAGGTCTATGGGTTCAGATGCGTCAAAGCCTGGACAATACCATATAGAAAGTTTTAGCATATCTGAATGGTGGAGGTCTGAATTTTATTCCAAAGGAAGGGTGCAGGCCGAAACCCCTAACATGAAAAGTCAAAACATATTTTCAATGTTGAGGTGGACAGGAAAGCTATTTGAAAACACCAACGTAAATAACACTAATGTTTTTTATGAAGGCGATTACAGAATACTGGAGCAAAAGTATGGAGCAATAACAGGGTTGAGGCTTATTGGTTACACCATGAAGATACTGCAATGGTCCAATATCAGTTCTGCCTTTATAGGTAGAAGACAAATTCAAAACGCAGATGGAAGCACACAGCTTGTTGTTACGGATTCGCTAATAGGTTCAATAAACTATTCAGAGGATAGTTACGGAACCAAGCATCCGGAGTCTGTCTATGTAAACGAAAGAAGTGTTTACTTTTTTGACGTGCTAAACCGATGCTTTGTTAGAAATTCTCCAAACGGAAGCGAAGACATATCCAAAAGAAAGGCCATAAGGTTTTGGCAAGACGTTTCAGAACAATTATCAGGAGAAGCAGATTCGGAGGTTATTACTGGTTGGGATCAAGAAAACAAATTACTTTACGTTTTAATAACCAAAAATGAAGAGTTTTACGATGCAATAGCTTGGTGTCCGGATAAAGGTTACTGGCATGGATTTTACGACCATTGTTTTGGAATAAACCCTATTGATAATTATGGAGATTGCGTTGGATTAGGAGTAGCTTTCTATCAAGGTAATATTTGGATAATGAATAGCGGAGATGATTTTTTAAATTTTTTAGGGCAGGCTAAAACCATGAAAGCTGGTGTGGTTACAAATGTAGAACCAAAGAAGGTTAAAGTTTTTGACGCTCATTCTTTAAGAAGCAATAGGGTTCCATTGATTTCATTTCAATCCATACCACCTTCCGAAGTAAATCCTAATGGACAAGAAAGCGAAATAAAAGGCGCTCAATACAGGATGAAAGAAGGCGTTTATCATGCTGCCACAAACAAAAACTATTTAAGATTTGGAACTCCTTTAAACGATGCCCAAAAAAGAAATGGATTGATAAACGGAGATGATTTGCGTGGTCATGCCTGCAATACAATTACAGAATTTAATGGAAACGAAATAGTAATATTGTACTCTAGTTCAATGGAAGTAGTAGGTTCAGAAAGGTCTTAAAAATGCCAATACAAACTTTTTATAGAAACGACATTAATTCAGGTCCGGAGGCGTATCTGATAAAAGCGGTAAGAGATTTCATATCGACTGATATTGATTGTAAATACTATTATGAAGTTTGTTTTGTAAAAACGGTCATAACCTCTATTTACCTTAACGATGCTCAAATATTTGTTTATTGCCAAAAAGAAGATGGCACAAGGATATTGATTGGCGAATTGTATGTAATGAATGTTTTAGGTATGAGTGTTTATGATGTAGTAAAAGATAATTGCAATGACGATTGCGACAAAGTAGTTCAAGTTCCTGCAGTCGCACCTAGAAATTGCCCCACAATAATCATATCTTACACAGTTCAAGAAACAGTTCTAGTATTCAATATTTCTGAAAACGGAACCTACAATGTTATTTACTATCCTGAATTGGGTGAGCCACAAGATTTAGGAAATTTTGTTGTGAGTTCAGGAACATTAGAACTGGGAATACAACAAGGAACATATAAGTTTAATTTACTTAAAAACAGCGATGGTATAGGTTTTGAAACATTAGAGTGTTCTTATTTTTGCGCGGTAACAGCTACAACCACTACAACCACAACTACCACCACAACAATAAACTCCTGCCCTGTAATACCTATCGTTGGTTCAATAATTACAGAGTCTTCTATTCTTTTTGAGGCAAAAGATTTTGAAAGCTATGTTTTTAATGTAAAATTTACTCCTTCCGATCCTTTGTTAGTTCAATTCTTTTCAGAGGTTCAATTGCCGGAAGTTTTTGATGTGATTGGAGATGTGGCAGGAACATGGGAGTTTACTGTTTTTGGAGGAGAGTATGACTCTTGTGTTTATAATGTCGAAATAGGTATAACCACAACGACTACTACAACTACCACAACCACTACGACAACCACCACTACTACTAGCACAACAACTACTACCACAACAACCACTACGACTACAACAACTTGTGCACCAAACGAAATAACTTATATAATAGGCCCTGGGTACATAATATTTAACGGAAGCCCTTCGGGTCCATTTACAATAACAAGCCCTTCTAATGTTGTTTATAATAACATAACATTGCCATTTAGCTTCTCTTTAGAAATAGGAACATGGACATTCACTATTGGAGGCTGTGAATACGATGTTGTTGTCACAATGCCTACAACCACCACAACAACTACCACCACTACCACAACAACGACAACAACAGAGTGTCCTCCTAACGAGATTGTAGGGCAAGACCTTGATGGAAACATAACATTTACAGGAAGCCCATTGGGTCCTTTTGATTATGTTTACGATGAATTTGGAGTTTTAGTTGGCACAAACATTGATTTACTATCACTTACCATACCATCTGCCCCTTATACGTTGCCTGTTAAGTTTATATTCTTCTTGGGTCCATGTATTTATGAAGTAACAATTCCAGCTCCATGATATATGTAAGTTCACAGCCTGATGCACCATACTTTCATTGGCAGGTAGAGGTCTATTCCAAAAACTTTATAAGGAAAGGCATAGACCCGAAAGACATTCATGCCATATTTTTAATTCAAAAAGAAAAAACACAAGGTCTTTTGGAGTTAGAAAAAAGGCTGCCGATAAAAATATTTTGTTATGAAATAGAACCAAGGACATACGTTGCTATGTATAAACCACAAGGCATGGCAAAGCACTCTCAATATTTAAGGCAAAAATTCTTTTATCATGATTCTGATATTGTTTTAATAGAGCCATTACAACTAGAAACGCTATGCACTTGTAAGTGGTATGGAAGCGATTGTAGGGCATATTTAGGGGTGGAATACATAAAAAGCAAAGGTGAAAGCTTACTAGAGGATATGGCTAATTCCATCCATATAAATCCTGCCATCATTGAGTTTAATAAAAACAATGTTATTGGCGCCCAGTATTTCTTAAATGATACTCCAAAAGAGTTTTGGGAAAAAGTCGAGGCAGATAGCCTAACTTTACTAAGGGTTATGCAAAGCCATAAAACACAGGTAGGAATTAAACACCCTATTCAATCTTGGACAGCAGAAATGTGGGCAACTCTATGGAATATGTATGCTTATGGAAAATCTGTTTCGGTTTCAAAAGAATTAGATTTCACATTTAGCACCTCAAAAATAGAAAGATTAAAGGAGGTTAAAATATTACATAATGCCGGGGTTCTGCCTGAAAATAAGGACAAAATGTTTTACAAAGGCGACTACATGATTAAAAGTCCAATAGGATTAGATTTCAATCATTTAAGCAGAGAATTTGCTTCTTGGAAATATGTTGAAGAAATTTGTTACTTTTGAAAGTAATAAAATCTTCATAAATGGACCCATTGACCATGACTCTTCTAACGACTTTGCCACAAACCGCGCTAGGTTTAGGGCAAACGATTAGTGGATTTACTCAAAAACCACCTACAAGACCTGAATACGAAATACCTGAATCGGCGAAAGCTGCATTAGAGGGAATGGAAACACAGGCCACTTTGGGAAGGCTGCCTGGTCAATCCCAAATAGAGGGCAGATTAGATAGGGTTACTGCCAATACATTAAATACTTTGGAAAGAATTGGCGATAGCCCTGTTTCATCCATAAACGCTGCATCTAGGGCGTATGGAAATCAATTAGACAAAGAGACAGAACTAGGAGTTCAAGCCGGAAATATGTGGCTTACAAACCAAGACAAATTAAGGCAAGAACAAGCTAGAATGGCTGAATGGGAAAACAAGAAGTTTAAGTTTGACGAAGTAGATCCTTACATGAGCAAGGTTGCTCAAATATCAGCACTAAAAGGAGCAGGAATACAAAATCTTGCAGGTGGATTGCAGGATATGTTTGGCATTATGGCAAAGTTTGGATTGCTAGAACAGCCTAACAATGTGGGAACACAAGGTTCGGCAACTCCTTTTTCAAAGGATTTAGTAAAGTTTACAGCACCAACCGAAGATTTTTATAGCAATCCCATAATTGACGATTTGCCACAAAGCTTTCCAAACAACAATATCCAAAGAATGGGAGGTATGGAAATGCAGTCTTATGACACTCCGGAGCAAAGAAGATTAATGGAATTAATGTTTTTAGGAGGGTTTTAAAAATGGTAAATACTGGTGATGGTTTAAGTAGCGTATTTAAGGGAATAGAAAGAACTGGGGAGGCCCAAATAATTGGTAGAGGCCCAGGTCTAGCTATTGCAGACCAAATACTTGCAAAGGATAGGGATGAGAAGCAGAAGCGAGATAAAGAAACTGCCGACATGGCCAAACTAACCTCCGGTTCAGTTACAAGCAAGTGGTCACAAACTAATTTCCAAGAAATAATGCCTAAAATTTCAGAATACAGGCAGCAATTTGGAGATGTAATGAGGCAGATTCAAAACGAAAAAGACCCTTACAAAAGGGAGATATTAAAGCAAGAATATGCAGACAAATTCAACCAATTAGAGGAGTTGGCTAAAACTGATAGTCAAGTATATGACGAATACCAAAAATATGTAGATGCCTATAAAAAAGACCCAAACAAATTTGATACAGAAGTTGAGGTTAATGGTAGGATATACAATGTTGACGAAGCCCAAGAGGTTTTGGCAAACCCATACAATGTTCCTGAATTACAAGAAGAAATTAAAAAGGCAGGAGGTGTTATACCATGGAGGGTACAGAACTGGAGAAAATTTGTTCCCGAAGCAGCTTATAGTATAAATGAGGACATAAAAAGCCAAGGCGTTAAGTTAGATACTTGGATGGATCAAGACATAAAAACTATTGGAGGGGAAAAGTTTTGGAACATTAAAAAAGGCATAAAACCTGAAAGACTTGAAAGCACGTTTACTGATTTTTGGGAAAGAAACTCTTTAAAAGGAGAGAAGTTTAGAAAACAAATGGATAAAGCTGTTAAATCTGAATTAGAAATAGTTGAGGATAAAAATGGCAATAAGATACTTATTTCAGACAATCCTGATATGCAAGCTGCCATAGACAATCTAATGGCAACTAAAAAGAAAACAGATAAAATAGAAGATATTTTACCTAAATTATCAAGAGAGTATGGTAAAGTAATCTTCAAAAACTACCATCCAACAGAAGAAAAGCCTTCAAGAATACCTAATTATTTCCAACAGCAGATTTTAAAACAAACACCTGGAGGTGGAGGAGCAAATAATCAGAAAATAACCGAGCCTGATTTTTACAACATGGCTATAACTCCTACTTTGGAAAAAATAAGAACCTCTTCAATGTCTTTAGACGAGCAGTTTCAAGAGATAGCCAAAGCTTTGAATTTTGGAGATAATAGCGGAAGCGTTAAAACAGTTAAATTAAGTAACGGAGGGTATGTTTTGGAATTGCCTTCTCCTCCGGTTAAATTAGGAACTGATGGGAAAGCAGTTCCATTTCAATTTAACGGTCAAAATGTTTTAACAATGAGAGGAGGATATTATCAACCCGCAGGTTCAGATAAAACATTTGTAGGAAGCATTAAAAGCGCCCCTGTTATTATGTTTAAAGACAAAAACGGTGTAACCTCAACACCTTCGGACCCCACAGCAATACCTTATTTACAAGCCATATTCACAGACGCAGATGGAAATGATTTTAAGGTTCAATACGATTTAACCAATTCTACCGACAGAACTCATGCAAACCAATCTATGTATTATAGTTCTGCAGGTATGAATCAATTTAATACAAGTTATCAAAACCAAAACAAGCAGGCGCAACAACCTACCAAACCAACAAAAAGAAAGCCTCCAGTAAGCAGTAAATAATAATTGATATGCCAGAGAATAAAGATAAAATAAAAGACCTTTTTGAAGACTTTAAATCTTCTCAATACAACAAGTATAAAACAGAAGAGGATTTTAGAGCAGCGTTTTCGGACCCTAAAAACAAGGAAAGCTTGTATATGGATTTGGCCAAAGAGTACGAATGGGCTAGAAGTGATTTTTTTAGCTTTTTCGACACCGAACACGAAACCTTAAAAAAAAAAGGTCAATCTGGGCAAAAGCCGCAGACTGGTTCAGGTCCAAAACCCCAATCCAAATCAACATTCACATCCACAGGCACTATCATTGATGGTACGCAGCCTTGGGCGGGCGGTATAAATAAAGAAAAAGGATTTGAAACTAGGGCTAAAAATCCTAACCAACCAGCTCTTCCTGATGAAGAAAATCCTGGAAAAACAAAAACCCACAAAATGGCAAGCGCCGAAGTGGATGGAAAATATATTGCTTATCCAACAATAATTCAAAAAGGTCCGGGCTTACAAGAACTTTCCGATGATGAAGCGTTTGAATACGCTATGAAAACAGGGGAGTATAAAGAGTTTAAAACAGATGAAGAAGCCAAGGCTTATGCAAAAGGTGGGTACAAAAAGGGAACTCCATTAGAACCAAAAGTAAAAACCTTGGAGGAGTTTAATGAAAAATACAAAACCGTATATACTGAACCTGAATTTCAAGGCAAGGAACCTAATCCAGATCAAAAGGCGCAATTAATACTATCTGCAGTAGCAGACAATGTTGCCATGGCCAATGCTGTTCCAAAGCTGAAAGAGGTTATAAACAACAAAGCAGACAGG